CACTGCAATCAAAACGACCACCAACTTTTTGAGGACAACCTTTTAAACTTGTTAGCTGGTTATTGCTGCAAGAAAACCAATCACCAACTTTTTGCGGACAACCTTTTAAACTTGTTAGCTGGTTATTGCTGCAATAAAAATCACCACCAACTTTTTGCGGACAACCTTTTAAACTTGTTAGCTGGTTATTGCTGCAATAAAAACCACCACCAAATTTTTGCGGACAACCTTTTAAACTTGTTAGCTGGTTATTGCTGCAATAAAAACCACCACCAAATTTTTGCGGACAACCTTTTAAACTTGTTAGCTGGTTATTATCACAATCAAAATCACCACCAACTTTTTGCGGACAACCTTCTAAACTTGTTAATTGGTTATTGCTGCAAGAAAACCAACCACCAACTTTTTGCGGACAACCTTCTAAACTTATTAGCTGGTTATTGCTGCAATCAATATCTCCTTTATAGTTTTTCCCTTCAATATCCTCGTTTCCTTTAATAACCGTCCACCAATACCCAAATGATCCTTTTTTATATTTATTCATTATTACCCCCTTCCCTTTTTTTTATATTTTTATTTCTTAAAAAACTCTTTAAATTTATTACTTCCATACTGGTTTTGTGTTAAATCAATAATTTCTTTTATTGAATACTTTCGTTTTTCCACATTATTTGTTTTTATAAAATCTCTACATCCAAACCCACAAGCCCCAGTTATTGTTCTATACATTTTTATCATTTCTTCAAAAGATATGATTGTATCAATATTCATGTCTTTATATTCAGTTGTATCACTATTTGATATTTTATATATCCAGTCCTCTTTTGCTTCTTTTAATGTTTTTCCGTGAGAATATATACCATCTTTTTTTATGCAAACACCATCTTCAAAATAATATATATCTATATTTTTTTGTTTTCTTTGTTTTAAGACATTCTTCTTAACTCCGTCAAAAAAACTCCACACTTCATCTTTATACAAATAAATATCACCAAATAAGCTATCTGTAAACTTAAAATCGTCTGGGATAATTGTTATAGAATTATCACTGCAATCAAAACGACCACCAACTTTTTGCGGACAACCTTTTAAACTTGTTAGCTGGTTATTGCTGCAAGAAAACCAACCACCAACTTTTTGCGGACAACCTTTTAAACTTGTTAATTGGTTATTATCACAATCAAAACTACCACCAACTTTTTGCGGACAACCTTTTAAACTTGTTAGCTGGTTATTGCTGCAAGAAAACCAACCACCAACTTCTTGAGGACAACCTTCTAAACTTGTTAATTGGTTATTATCGCAATAAAAACTACCACCAACTTTTTGCGGACAACCTTCTAAACTTGTTAGCTGGTTATTGATGCACCAAAACCAACCATCAACTTTTTGCGGACAACCTTCTAAACTTATTAGCTGGTTATTGCTACAATAAAAATCACCACCAACTTCTTGAGGACAACCTTCTAAACTTATTAGCTGGTTATTTCTGCAATAAAAACAACCACCAACTTTTTGCGGACAACCTTTTAAACTTGTTAGCTGGTTATTGCTGCAAGAAAACCACCCCCCAACTTGTTGCGGACAACCTTCTAAACTTGTTAGCTGGTTATTGTTGCAATCAATATCTCCTTTATAGTTTTTCCCTTCAATATCCTCGTTTCCTTTAATAATCGTCCACCAATACCCAAATGATCCTTTTTTATATTTATTCATTATTACCCATTTCCCTTTTTTTTATATTTTTATTTCTTAAAAAACTCTTTAAATTTATTACTTCCATAGAAAACGACCACCAACTTTTTGCGGACAACCTTTTAAACTTGTTAGCTGGTTATTGCTGCAATAAAAACTACCACCAACTTTTTGAGGACAACCTGCTAAACTTATTAATTGGTTATTATCGCAAGAAAACCAACCACCAACTTTTTGCGGACAACCTTCTAAACTTGTTAATTGGTTATTATCGCATTCAAAACGACCACCAACTTTTTGCGGACAACCTTTTAAACTTGTTAGCTGGTTATTGTTGCAAGAAAAACGACCACCAACTTTTTGAGGACAACCTTTTAAACTTGTTAGCTGGTTATTGCTGCAAGAAAAACTACCACCAACTTTTTGCGGACAACCTTTTAAACTTGTTAATTGGTTATTATCGCACCAAAACCAACCACCAACTTGTTGAGGACAACCTTCTAAACTTGTTAATTGGTTATTATCGCATTCAAAACGACCACCAACTTCTTGAGGACAACCTTCTAAACTTATTAGCTGGTTATTGCTACAATAAAAACCACCACCAACTTTTTGCGGACAACCTTCTAAACTTGTTAGCTGGTTATTGATGCACCAAAACCAACCACCAACTTCTTGCGGACAACCTTTTAAACTTGTTAGCTGGTTATTATCGCAATTAATATCTCCTTTATAGTTTTTCCCTTCAATATCCTCGTTTCCTTTAATAATCGTCCACCAATACCCAAATGATCCTTTTTTATATTTATTCATTATTAACCCCTTCCCTTTTTTTTTAATTCATTAAATATATTATTACATATTTTGTTTAAAAATGCAATCTTTTTTTTATTTTTTTAGAACTATTTTATGTTTTAGTGAAATTTGCATCTTCTAATTCAATTTAACATCTAATTCTTCTTGTGTTATTTTTATTCTTTTCCATCCCTTTTTTATTGATTTATTCAAAAAATCTCTTATAGTATATTCACTGATTTTTGATTTTGCATTGTTTCTAATTTTATTTGCTTTTTTAAAATATTGTTTCTTTAATTCTTTATTTAATTTATATAATTAAATATAAAATTTCCTTTTTAATCCAGAATATTAAATCTCTAAATAAATTTTATAATCTCATCATTTTTACAGAAAATAAAAATAATAAAATCAATAGTAAAATATAAATCATTTCTTGCTTTTCCATTTCTTATCCCCTTTTTTTTTTAATTTGTTATAGCCCTCTTTAAAAATATTAAAGCCATGTTTCTTTTACTATCAAGACTATGTTTTTTATATTTTTTGTTCAAAAATGATATGCAATTTATTAAATCAATTTTAAGTCTTTTGTCATTACTAAATTTTTCTTTAAGAAAATTAAATATTTCTGATTGATTTTCCATTTTTACTCACCGCCTCTTTGTAGTATTGATTAAATTTCTAATGATAAATCATTTATAGCTAAATTCCGTAATGTTTCCTCGTATCCAAGCCATGCTAAATTATTTGTATTTAATTCAAAAGGTATTTCTCCGCATTCCTGTCTTATATTCTCCACTATCTCCAAAATCTCTTCTGAAAATTTATTAAAAAATTCATGAGTATCTTTAGAATAAATAAGTCCGTGAACACCGCCAGAAATACAACCATGCTTTAATGTTTGATTAATAAAATCAAAAATATCATCAGCATTATCTACTTGATTTGGTAAATTATCAAGAATATAATATTCCAAGCTCCCAGAAAGATAATTCTTTTTTAATTCCTCTAGTTTTTTTAATGTAATTTTTTTCATTTTTCTATTCCCCTTTTTTTTTTATTTGCACTTCTTGAATTTAAATTTTCCATTTTCCTTGCCCCTTTTTTAACTAATCTTAAATATATTATAGCAAATTTTGCAAAAAAGTCTACTAAATAATCAAATAAATGAATAAATATTTAAAATAATAAAATAATTGCTTGAATATTCTAGCCAATATATACTACTATTTATACAAGGCACGAGAATATAATATTAAGCGTTATTTGTTATTTGTATACTATGTGTCAATAATCATAAAATAATGGCTAATTTGTTGGTTTTTGTGTGTGTTTTGCGGTGCATTATCCTATTTGTAATAGTAAAATTGTGATATGAATTATAAGTATAATTATGCAAGCAAATATTTCATTGTTTGTCAAGATAAATAAAGTATCAAAAAAAATGAATATTTTATTGACAAATACATTATTTTTTTGTAAAATATGTATAAGATAATCAAATAAAAAAGGCGGTAAAAAATGTTAAAATTAAAAAATAATTATGTAACAATTCTAAAAGCAAGATTAAAAATGATATTTAAAAAAAGATATTGCAAACAGGATACAAAAGAAATCCGATGGGTTAAATTATAAAATTAAAGATAGTTTTAAAAAAACTTGATAGATACATCAAAACATGCTTTATATTGCTTCTTTATAGTAGACAAGTAACTACATATCGATAATAGTATGATCGTATCAGTAGTGTTGATACTACTACATACGTATAGTGATAACATTACTACTATGATTGTATAATAACATAGATACATCGTTATACTAATGCAGAAGCATAGTAGTATAATTATATCTACAATAAAAAAAACATTTTCCGAATTTCAACATTTAATCGCTCTTTACATGATTATATGTAATACCACGATAATAAGATTGCAAGAATAATAATATATAGATAGTAATATGGAGATAATGGTATAATATTACTACTACCTATATAATACAAAATATATTTCAAAAAACTATTCCAGAGACCTATCTCAAGGGCAGAGACCTATCGCAAGGGCAGAGACCTATTGCAAGGGCAGAGACCTATCGCAAGGGCAGAGACCTATTGCAAGGGCAGAGACCTATCGCAAGGGCAGAGACCTATTGCAGAAAAATTTCAAGGTCAATTATTATAAATTTTCACTATATAAGATTTGTAGATTTCCTCATCTATGTAATCTTTTTTAAGTGGTAGACCAACAGCTAAAATAAAATTTTCTATAAAATCCTCTTCTACTTCGCTAGAAATCCCTTCATTAAGAAAATGAAAAAAAATATCATCCTCATCTTCTAATTCTGGGCAATATCTTTCAAAGTCACTTTTAGAAATTTCAATAGTTTTTCTTTTTAGCGATTTGTTTTTGTTGCCTCTAATCCAAACGAATAAATCAATTTTTACATTTTCCATTTTTACACCTCTTTTTTTTATTTTTTGTCGTCGTCTGTATCGTAGTCAAAGCATAGTTTGCATCGGTCGCATCGGTCGCAGTCTACGCAGTCTACGCAGCCGTCGCATCGGTCGCAGTCGTCGCATCGGTAGCAGCCGTCGCATCGGTCGCATCGGTCGCATCGGTCGCAGTCTACGCAGTCTACGCATCGGTCGCAGTCGTCGCATAGAACACAGTTTTTGCATCGGTCGCAGTTTTTGCATCGTTCGCAGTCGTTGCATCGGTCGCAGTCTATGCAGTCCCAACAGCCATGATTCGTAGCATTCATTTCTTCCCAGTTTTTGTGTTGATTAGCAAAATTTCGAGAAACCCCGTTGATTTTTTTATCGTCTCGTTTTGCAAACTCAGCATAGCACTCAAATATTTTTGTTTTCATTTTCCACCTCTTTTTTGTTATTATCTTATAAATATATTAGCAAATAATGCAGAAAATTACAAACAAAAAGTATTAAAAAAATAAATATTATATAATATATAATGATAATATATACCACATTTGTAGTAGTATTTATCAAATGAAAGGAATGGCTGGAATTATGAGTTATTATATATTTTGATATATTGTATCAATAATCATAAAATAATGGCTAATTTGTTGGTTTTTGTGTGTGTTTTGCGGTGCATTATCCTATTTGTAATAGTAAAATTGTGATATGAATTATAAGTATAATTATGTAAGCAAATATTTCATTGTTTGTCAAGATAAATAAAGTATCAAAAAAGTGAATATTTTGTTGACAAATACATTATTTTTTTGTAAAATATGTTTAAGATAATTAAATAAAAAAGGAGTGAGGAAAAATGAAAATTTCAGGAATAGAATTAAAAAACAGATTTGGAATGATTTGTAACAACGAGGATCTAATAATATCTATTGAATATCCAGAGGATATTATTGATTTTGATGCAAATTGCAACATAGAATATGAAGATAGAATTAATGATTTATGGTGTGATTTGGAAATAAATAAAGAAATAAAAGTTATTTGTTTTTCTTCAAGGTTGCATTTTGGGTGTCCTATTTGTTTGATTCGTAGAGAAAATGGAAAAATAGTTTGGAAAGATGAAAAATTAATAAAAGATATGAGAAAATAATAAATATTATAAAATAAATAAAAAAAGAGGTAAGTAAAATGAAAAAAATAGAGTCATTAAAAAATAAATTCGATTTTAATAATGTTCCAAATAAAGATATTTTGGAATTTGCAAGATTAAATTATACTAAATTTTATTACCTAAAATTTAAGAATTTTATGGAAACTAATTTTGGAGATAAAATTGAGAAACAAAAATTCAAAGAAAGATGGAATTCCTCTAATTCTAAAATTTTGGATTTGCACAATGACTATTTTAAAATACGATGCACACTAGCAAAGCCTATGCCATATTTTGAATATTCACAAGATAGTTTTGGAAATGTGTGCGTAAAATAAAAAAAGGAGTGAGGAAAAATGGAAAAAATTATATGCACATTAGGAAACAACTCTAAAGTTATTGTTGAAACTTTTTTGACAGAGGAGGAATTTTGGCAAAAATTTCAAGATAATTTTGACGAGAAGTATCGATGTTTCATATGGGATAGAGTAGATATTGATTTTGAAATTCACGAAAATGATTTTAAAAAATTGATGCCAAAAAATTGTGAACTTATTCAATATGGTCGTGGTGAATATGGTAATTATTTCATGCACAATTTATCGGTTGAAAAACAAAAAGAAATAGAAATTGAATGGCAAATTTCTGATTGAGGCTTTTCATCTCCAAACTTCTGATTAGGGCTTTTCAGCTCCAAACTTCGGGTTGGGGCTTTTCAGCTCCAGCCTGCGGGTTGGGGCTTTTCAGCTCCAGCCTGTGGGTTGGGGAAGCTACCACCCCCCCCCATACCCCTCTATCCAGTTCGTAGTATTACATATTAAGACACACACCCCTCCCAAAAAATTTATGACATTTCTTCAAGCATTTGTATTAAAAAAGTGAAACTCCCAAAAAATTTATGACATTTCTTCAAGCATTTGTATTAAAAAAGTGAAACTCCCAAAAAATTTATGATAATATTTAACGCATTTGTGCTAAAAAAGTGATATATTCTATGGTATTTCCATATATTCTGTGGTATTTCCATATACTTTAAATAATATGACAATATATGGTATTAAATTGGATTATAAAAGAATTGTATTGATTTGTGGGTGTTTAAAATAATTTTTGGTAATTTGGTGTGGATAGTTTAAGTTAAGCCTAACTATCTTTTTTTATCTTCACAAATTGTCATAGCAAATTTAATATTTTTAATGTCAATAATCAGTGGCTTTTGTCCTTCACAAAAATATCGTTTCTCATCAAAAACACCATAATTTGGTAATTGTCGTTTGTAATATTTATGTTTAATTTTACCATATAAATCTATTCTTCTAATCTTAAAATGCGATACCTATGACCTTTCTTAATATATTAGTTTCTTTGTATTATATTATATTTTCTTATATTATATTACACTATATTACATTATCTTAAATTCCCATACTTACCTTAGAAGCTGGTAAAGTAAGGAGATAGATCAGCTTTAGCCATGCCATAATATTATAGACGGGTTATGCTCTATAGATACTAATGATGTCCTTCCGTGAATGATAATATTGTATAACTTCTATTGTATGCTTGGGATATCTTTGATATTAAATCTTTTTGAATTATGATTTAAAAAGTATATCGTTATCGCATACTATATCATTTATATTATTAAAAATCAATAATACATTCTTTTCATAAAAAGCGTTCTATTACTTTTGTTCTTTTTGTGTTTTGTTAAAGTTTTTTTTACCTTGTCGCTGTATAATGCAAGTATGCTATTCAGTTCTCTAATTTTCGTTCCCATCAGGAGACCCGTGTTGATGGTAAAGAATGATTGCTATATTCTAAAACGCATACATCTGTGCGATAATAGAGATGTGACACATGTGTATAGCGGTTATATCCATTCGACACCATAGATGTTTTATTGGACTTTCCCTTTTTGTTCATTCTGTGAAAACTGCCTTAGATCAATCGCTAATTAAATATTTTTTATTTAATTAGAAATATCAAGATCTCGCTTTCTTCCTTGCCAGAGAACAGGCTTGGAAGGTTTGTTAGGGTTGTCAGCTGTGGGACATTGCCCTGCAAAGAAAATTTCATAGAACTATATTTCGCTATCATTATCAAATTTTTGGTAGCTAAATATATTATAGCATGCTTGTCAAGCGATTTTCTTCATTTTTCGTTAAAAAAAACATTTTTCTCGTCGTGAAGAAAAAAAACATAATTATTTTAGACCCTAAAAAGGGCGAAAAAAGGGGTTTTTTTGGTTAAAAAAAAAGTGCTCTCGTCTAGAAAACGTTAAAAAAGTGCCTTACCCCCCTTGACAAGAATCGTGCTTTTTGGCTAAAATAGTGTCTTTTTGGGTAAAAATAGTGCTTCTTTTGTAGTAATAACATCATTAACATGCACATAATATTCACGCCATATATGTTTCTTATTTATACCTGAACAATTTTTCCACACTTACCTTGTTACCGCCTGTTTTGCCGTTTGCAGATAAAGAAGATTTTGCTTCCTTTTCCCAAACACATTTAAAGTCGGCAGGTGCGTTGTATTCACTTACAAATACGGTGTGTCCTTGTCTGCTTATATTTCTTACCCAATTCCAAAAAAGGTTGTGGTCAAATTCATCTACCTTGTACTTTGAGGTTCCCTCGTATGGTGGGTCACAATAAACAATACTTTTTGGCGGTAATTCCAATTCATAATAAGGTTTGTTTTGAAATATAACGCCCTTCATTTTAGGTACTTGTTTCAACACATTTTTAATTGCTTCAGTTTGGTAGTCTCTTACTGTTCCTATTTTGGTTTTTGTTTCTCCAGCAAACCCGCTAAAATAAACACCAGAGTAAGAGCAATTAAAACCTACCCAAGCAACTTCGTGCGGTGGGTATTTCCCCTTGTTTTCTCTAATTTGTTTGTGTTCTTCACGGGTGTACTTTTTTGGCATCCAACCGCCAACAAGTTCACGCCACATTTGTATTAAATGAGAGTGTATATCATTGGCAATCCTATTGCCTTGCACCTCGCAAATAGCGTTCATTCCCCCTGCAAATGGTTCAACATACCATTGTTCAGGCTTTCGGTCTTTTAAAATAATAGGCAAAATCTCTTTACTAAATCGTGCCTTACTACCCATGTATTTCATTTAAAATTTCCTCATATATTTTTAATGTTTTTTTTAATTTTTCAATTTTTTGTTTAATTTCTTGTTTTTCTTTGTTTATATGTTTTGATATATTATTTTTTGTTCCTATAATAAAATCATATCCATTGCTAGAAGAATACCACCCATGACCAATACATCCATATGCTTTCTTTATATCATCTTTATTCAAAAGTTTCAATTTATTATTTTTTGTAGATAATTTATATATTTTCGTCATTTTAAAACCCTCCTTTTTTTAAATATTAAATAATAATTATTAGTTAATTATCAGACTAATTTTCCATCTTTCCAATTCGTTTTGCTTTCAATCTCTCCGTTTTCATAATATTTAATAGCTTCGCCATCTAGTTCTCCATTTTTACAATTATATTTCCATTTAATCGTTCCGTTTTCATAACATTTAATAGCTTCGCCATCTAGTTCTCCATTTTTACAATTATATTCGCATGCAATCTCTCCGCTTTCATAATATTTAATAACTTTTCCGTCTAATTTTCCATCTTTAAAATTCAAGTTTCTTCTAACCTTGCCGTTTTCATAATAGTCAATTGCTTCGCCATCTAGTTCTCCATTTTTACAATTATATTTCCATTTAATCTTTCCATTTTCACCATATCCAACAGCTTTGCCATCTAGTTCTCCATTTTTAAAATTCCTTTTCAATTTAATTATTCCGTTTTCATAATATTTAATATGTTCGCCATTTTTCTTTTTCATAATTTTAATCCTTTAATTTTTAAATAACAATAGACGATTGCTAAAGCTAAAATTGCCGATATTATTAAGATTTCTTTTAAATCGTATATGTAAAATAACAAAGTGCTAATCTACATGTAAGTTCATAACATCTATATTTGTTTTGTAAGTGCAAATTGTGATCCCAAAGATTTTTTATAATCCCAATTATAAATTAAATAATTCTGTTTGAATATCCAACTCTTTTGTTGGAAAATTCTTTATTTGATTACTTGTTATTGATTTATACCCACCAGAAAAATCTTTACCTGTAATTTTTATATATTTTAAAAATTCATTTGAATTCAAAATATTTTTTATTATTTCCCAATTTGATTTCTTTTTTTTCTTTATAATAAAAATACCTGAATAAACAAAAGTTTTATCATCTAAATCATAAAATTTAATAGAATCTTTCATCAAAGTGCTAATTACAATTTTTTCATTATGAATTGTTTGCAATCCTTGACTTCTTCCAAATTCATACCACAAGGAACATTTATCAATATCTCTTTTCAATAATTCTTTTTTATTTTCCAATAAATAATCATAACACTTTGGATATTTAACTTCTAATTCTTGTTCTTGAATTACCTTAAATTTTTCGTTATCTTTTTTATATGGAAATATTATATATTTAACTTCTTCATCATTTCCCTTATATGTTGACCCTTTTATAACTTTATACAAAATATTTTTTTCAACCCAATGTTTATTAAATAAAACTAATGAATCTTTTTCTTTCTCAATTTCCCCAATAAAAATATTATCCCTTAAAGTTGCAATCCCATATTGAACATCAAAAAAATCTGATACCTTTTTATATCCCACAGAAAATATTTTTTTCAAAAAATTCATTTCTTCCGTATTTGAAAAAGACCAATCATTATCATTCAATACAACATAATTAATTTTATTAACTTCAATTATTTCTTTATCAACCAATTCTTTATATATAAATTCATTTTTAAAATCATAAAAATTTATTATAGTTATTGCTGTATATGTAGAAACATTATTGAAAATTTTATTAGACTTAAAATTCGTTAAACTTCTAACTGCTTTTGCCTCTTTTAAATATTTTCTGAAACTTTTATAAGATGAATTATGCAAATAACTATTAGGTGTGATATACCCTAAAATACCTTTTTTATTTAATAATTTAAAACCTAATTCAAAAAACGAAACATAAATATCAATTGTTCCTTGCGAAAATAAAAATTCTTTTTTTAATATTTTTCTAGTTTCCTCATCCAAATTATGTATTCTAATATAAGGTGGATTCCCAACCACAAAATCAAAAAAACCTAAATATTCTTTATATTTATAAAGTGTATTTTCGTTAGATATTTCCCAATCAATTTTTATTTTTTGATTTAATTTTTTTTCAACTACATCGTTTAAATTATTTATACAATTTTTAAATTCTTTTGTATCAATTTCTATTCCATAAATATTATTTTCTAAAATATTTTTTATTTCATGAACTTTTTTATTTTGTTTCAAACTTTTATCTATAATTCTTTGAACAATAATTTTTAAAAATGCTCCATCACCACAAGCAGGATCTATTATTTTTTTACTTAAAATATTGTCATTTTGGGATACGAACCCAACAGAATCAAGTATTTCTTCTACTATCCAATCTGGAGTAAATACCTGTCCTAATATTTTAATTTTCTTCATTCTTACATTCCCTTTATCTCTAAATTTATATCGTAAATTTTCCATGTTTACTCATTTTTGTTTTTTATCTACTTATTTATATCAAAATTATATTAAAATTAAAAATAAAGTCAAGCATTTTTACAAAAAAAATAAAAAAATATTAATAAAATTCATTGATTTTTTCACAAAAACAGCCTGTTTTTACCTAAAAAAGCACTATTTTAGCTAAAAAACACGATTCTTGTCAAGGGGGGTAAGGCACTTTTTTAACGTTTTCTAGACGAGAGCACTTTTTTTTTAACCCAAAAAACCCCTTTTTTCGCCCTTTTTAGGGTCTAAAATAATTATGTTTTTTTTCTTCACGACGAGAAAAATGTTTTTTTTAACGAAAAATGAAGAAAATCGCTTGACAAGCATGCTATAATATGTATATGGAAAGAAAATAGTATTATCTTTTGGATAATTTAGGCGATATTATGGCAAACAAATGGAATAATAGTGGATATAGTTTTAAAGACAAAGTATCTGAGTTGCAAAAAAAGAAAAAGCAAATAGAAGAAAAGAATGGTGATGTTTTATCAAAAGAAAGCATAGTTCATGAATTTGAAAAAGACATTAAAGATAATATAGAAAAAGATGATATTCTTTTAAGGTCAATTGAAAGACGTGAGATATTAAATAAATACTATAATTTAAAAACTAATATGTTTGCATTCAGTGAATTAGAAATAGAAGAATTGGGACGTAGTTTAGTTGATTGGGCTGATATGGATGAAAAGAACTTTATAATTAAAAGTTTTTTTTCAAAAAGAATGATTCCAGATAGTATTGTTAAAGATTTTATATCAAAGAATACTTTCTTTGCAAGGTGTTACGAGATAGCTTGTGATAGATGTGAGTCTAAGTTAGTTGATGATAGTTTAATGGTTGGAAGTCGTGTTAAAGGTAATATGGCACAGTTTGTGTTAGGTAATAATTCTGTAGCACAAGCTAATAATGACGACGTTAATGAAAAATTGAAGCATTCAAAAGAATTAATTGAATTTAGAGAAAAGTTGGGTAATGCTAGTATTGGTGATTTAGAAAAATTCCTATTACCAAAACCTTAATAAAAACCGATCAACAAAGAGATGATGGCGTGTAAAACTTGTTTTATACATTGCATAGTAGCTGACAAAGCGAATCTCTTTGTTAATTGGTGGAGTTTGGTCGGTCTCCACTGTTTTTTTAAAAATAAGATATATAGAGGTTTATTTTTACACATGCAACATAATGATCGATTTGTAGATATTTTAAAGCAAGAGGTTAAGCTACGGCTTATTAGGAAGTATGTAGATGCCTGTGATGTTTTGAAATGGGGGAAATTATTGTTCCCTTATAAGTTTAAAGGTGAATTTTGTCAAGAATTACATCAGTATTTAATAGATACTATGAATGAAGAGACGACTGTTGTTTTGGCTCCACGTGGTTCTGGAAAAACTATTATTAGTTGTTTTTTGATACCAATATATTTGGCATTAAATCATCCTGATAAATACATACATTTTTTAAGTATACAGTCAACATACAAGAAAGCTGCAGGAATAAATACAAATATTAGAGATGAAATAGCAAATAACGAACTATTAAAAGAATATTATGGTGATTTAGTTTCTAAGCATTGGACTAAGGATCAATTTGAGCTTACAAATGGAGTTGTTTTTACATCTATTGGTTGCGAAGGTAGTCTGAGAGGGTTGAATTATAAAAGTTATAGACCAGATTATGTAATTATTGATGATTTATACGCTGAGAATGATTATAGATCAAGAGAAGCTAGAGAAAGAAAAGAAATTTGGTATTTTTCATCGTTATTTCCTGCGATTTCTTCGTTTGGAGATACAGAGCCATGTATTAAATTACAAGGAACAGCAGTTGCAAGTGATGATTTATATCACAAATTGAAAGAAAATACTAGGTATATTTTCCGTAAATTTCAATCAATTATTGACTGGGAAGAAAAACAAGTTCTTTGGGCAGACATGAAAACTTTTGAAGAGTTAATGGTATTAAAAGAATCAATGCCTGCTGTGTTGTTTTATAGAGAATATCAAAATGATTTATTTAGCAACGAAGAAAGTATTATTAATTTAGATTGGATAAAATATTACGATGAAATAAATCTACAAGAGGAAGACATTGTTTGCAAAATGTTAGGTATTGATCCTTCTGTTGGTGAAAGTAAAAAAAGTGATTATACTGGTTTTGCAATTGTATACAGGACTATTTTTAAAGATAATCCTAGTCGTAGTAATTATTACGTTTTAAGAATTGAACAACACAGAATGTCTATGCAAGACAGAATAGATTATATTGTGGATTTACATAAAGAATATAATTTTGATTTTATTTTTGTAGAAGATGTAGCAGCGTTTAGAGACTTTGCTGTTAGATTAATGAATACTGGTAATTTGCCTGTAATACCTACTTCTGAGCTAGGAAAAGGAAATATAGGTAAAAGGGTTACTCTGGAAAATAAATCTATATATTTTCAGCGTGGATGGGTTTTTTTTAATGAAACCATAATACGAAACCCTAGTGATAGAGCTTTACTTGAAGAACAAATAACAATAAACGATCCTCCACATGATGACATGAGGGATGCTTTATTTTTAACGTTAACTGATATGTTCGATAGCAATGTTAGCTTTGAAGTTGTTTGTTAACATTAAATAATTTTATAATTGAGGAACTTTTATATATGGGATTTTTAAATTACAAGCCAAGTGAGAAAAATAAATGGTCTCAGTTTGGATTAAGAAGTGTCCCTAATTCTGATTTGCCAATACTTGATATGTTATTAAATACTTCTACGCAGGAATATTTAAGTGATAGTGATGCTATATATTACTATAACAATATATCTATTGTTGGGGAAGCAATAAATAAAATAGTTGATGCTATGGCACAGGTAGACTTATCTGTATATGATGAAGAAAAGAAAATATATATAAACTATTATTCTGAATCTTTGAAAAAATATGAACCACAAGAACAAGAAAGTTTGCAAAAATTGTTAAAAATATTAAAGATGCCTTCTCCATTAGATAATAATTTAACATTTTTATCAAGTTTATGCAAGTATTTTGTTGCTACAGGAACAGTATATTATGTTGCTTATGGAAATGTAAATTATCCACCAATTGAGCTTGAGGTTGTTGATAGTAGACATATAGTTCCAAATAGTAATTTAAATGATAGATTTCCAGATTCGTATAATGTTAATACAGAATCATTAAGTGGTATTGAATTTAAAAGGGTTAATGACAGTAAGGCACAAAGAATAAGATATATACGAGAAGATAATTTGGCTGAGCTTTATTGTATACATAATATGTCAACAAAGTTAAATAGTTTTGTTGGTGTTCCATTTATAAATTCTTTAAAACAAGAAATAAATCAGTTCTTTGAGGGTGGAAAACATAATTATGCTTTATTGAAAAATGGAGCAAGATTATCTGGTGCATTTATGACTGAGCGAACATTATCGCAGAAGTCAAAAGAAGATTTAAAGGCTTCACTTAAAGCACAGTTTACGGGATCTCAAAATGCTGGATCTATTGCATTATTTGATGGTGGAAATTTTAAATATCAAAACCTATCAAATAATTTAAGAGATATGGATTTTAAAGATTTAAGAAAAATGCTACAGGATGCAATCTATAATGGGTTAGATATTCCATTAGCAATGGTGGATCCAGAGGCAATGGGACAATCAAGTTCACAAGTTGCATATTATTATTTTTACAAAAATAATGTTTTACCAAAATTAACTTATGTTCTTACAAGTTTAAGCAGACTAATGATGCATAGATATGAAGGGCTTAGTTTTTTAAAGTTTTGTGTTTCCTATATACCATTTAATATTCCTGTAATTAGGAATATGGAATTAGAGAATATTCAAAAATTGGAAAGAATATATGCAGTAACAGTTAATGAGCGAAGACGAATGTTAAACATGCAAGACATAGAGAATGGAGATCAAATACTAGTCCCAGCAAATACAATGCCTTTAGATATTATTTCAGAATATTATAGTTCAAAAAAAGATAATACAAATACGATAGGAAATGATGCATCGAATATACACAATAATGGCTAGGAAATAGCTTATTAAGGAGTTTTTATGACAAAGGTTACAAAAGATATTAGGAACATAGACAAACTTAAGTCTTTAAAAGATAAAATTATTTATCAGGGATTTGATTTAAAATATACAGATAAAAACAATGAGAATGATAAATACTTTACATTTAGTGGATATGCATCTACTGATAAATTAGATTATCAAGGAGACATTGTTGTTCAAGAAACTTGGGAAAAGAATGGTTATATAGGAGAAGAATTTCCAGTTTTATGGAATCATAGAAAATTTGAAGGTGATTATCCATTAGGATTAATAAAATTAGTGCGTGTTGATGATAAAGGACTATTTGTTGAAGCTAAACTTCCAAGAGCAGATGCTCGTGTTAGAGATATTATTATTCCTCAAATAGAAATTGGAAGTATTAAAAAAATGTCTATTGGAGGTTATGCACGAGATGGAGAATACGATGAAGTTCACGATATTTTTTATATTACAGATTTTGAATTAATGGAAATATCTCTTGTTATCTTTCCTGCCAATGATGAGGCTTTAATAACATCTTTCAAAAGTAATGTTATGCAATTACAAGATTATTCATTTGCGGAAGACGATACTGAATGGGATAGCCAAGAAGCAGACAAGCGATGGAGAGAATATACTAATTCTCAAGATAAACCATCCGATGAATATAAAAAAGGATTTTTATACTACGATAAAGAAAATAAAGACAATTTTACTGCTTATAAGTTTTTAATTGTAGATGTAATAGATAACGAACCAAAAATTATTCAAAAAGCTATTATGACTTCGGTTTCATATATAAATAAAACATATAATAAGTCAGATATTCCATACAAAGAAACAGAAAAGATAAAAAAACTATTATCTAAATATCATAAGTTAATGGATATAGAATCACCAGAATTTAAAAAGTATAATAATGTATCTGAGTATTACGAAGATAATGTTAAAATAATTACAGATATTTCTGATATTTTAAAAGATAAAGGTTTTAGTAATAAGGAATCTAATATTTTTATTTCTAAATTTAAACAAATTATTAATGAAGAAATTTCTCGAAAAGAGAAAAAGATAGTTGATAATGAGGATAAAAAAAGTCGAAACGATAATGAATTTTGGAATAAAGCAATGGAATCATTAACTAAAAATAAATAAAAGCTAAAAAGCTAATCACAAGGAGATAATAATGGGCGATAAAAATGCAACACCAGAAGAAGTTTTAGAGATATTAAAATCTGAAATGAAAACTGATTATCAATTAGAGTTAAAGAAAACTGCTGATGAAATTAAACAAGAAATGGCTGAGTTTAGAAAATCTCATTCAAATGGAAGAACAAATGAAGAGATAGATAAAGAATTTAATTTAAAAATGGATGAGATGGAAGCTAAATATGCATCTATAAATACAAAAATTGAAGAACAAGCATCTTTTAGAGAAAAATTAGAAAAAATGGAAGGGCAAATAGATAACATTGAAGCTAATAGTGCTAGAATGAAAGTTAAAGATGAGGAGAAGGCAACACAATCTAGGTATAAAAAAGACGCTTTTAAATTTTTGTTAAATAATGCACAAAAGAAATTTAATGAAAACGATAAATTAGAAAGTATCAAATCTCTAAGATCTAATGTAGCTGAGCAGGGTGGTTTGGTTTTAAGAGAAAGAGAAGCAATGATGCTAACACAACTTCCTAATATTTCTGATTTTTTAAATAATGTTGGCATGATTACTGGCGAAGAAAAATTTTTTCCAGTGATAATCAGTATGGTTAATTCAAATACTGCTGGTGTAGGCGAAAAAGGAACAACTGGTAATTTCCCAGGAAATAACTTTAAATCTGAAAATTTATTGTTAAATAAAATTACATCTGCACAAAGTGCTACTTATGAAATGATTGACTTAGCTACAAAAATAGATGTTGAATCGTTTATTGAAAGTAATGCAAGAATGGATTTTGCTGCTAAATTGGCGACCATGATAACAACTGGAACTGGTGTTAAAGAGCCTATGGGTATTATGACAGATACACTTGTAAATACAATTAATTCAATTAAAACTGATGAATTTTCAGTAACTGATATTTCTGCACTTATAGAGCAAATTCAAGCAGCGGGTCCACAATATGATGCTGGTTCAAAATTTATGTTTAATTATAACACTTTACATAAGTTAAGACTTACACAAAATGGTATAGGTGATTATTTATACTTAAATCATCTTTCTGATGCTGTTCCTAGCACATTAATGGGTTATCAATTTATTACTAATAATAATATGGATAATATTGCCACAGGCAAACATCCAATAATTTTAGGTAATTTTAGTAGATATTTCTTGTTATACAGAAAACCTGCTGTAACTTTAAGTATTGATGAAAATCAGGCTGATGGATATTACACATTCTTTTTTAGAAGCTATGCAGATTCAAGAGTAATTAATGATAAAGCGTTTTATAAATTAAAGATGGCGTAGTAATGTTTTTTTTGTGTGGATGAAATATTCCACACAAATTTTTAATAATAATAAGGAGATTTGTAATGTATAAAAATTTATCAAAATATATAGAAGAAGTAATTGGATTAAATGGTGTAGCACTTAGTGCAGATACAACTACTGCTGGGGAAACAATAGATTTGCAAGGATTTAAATCTGTTGCTGTTGTCTTAAAAGTTGATGCTTTTACACTAGGAGATGTGACTTTAATACTAGAAGATAGTGATGAAGCTACAACAGGATTTGTTGCAGTTGATCCTGATTTTCTAACAAGAGCAATCGCAGGAACAAAGATTGTTACCGCAAACACAACAGAAAGAATAAGTTATATAGGGAATAAAAGATATTTTAAAGTTTCGGTGATAACTGCAAATTCTGCTGATCTATATGTAAGTGCATTGGTTATTAAAGGTGATCCAATATCTATCCCTACACTAGAAGCATAATTGGAGTTCAATATGAAAAAATTAAAGATTGAAGGAATAACTATTGATAGACAATTTTGGAGCTGGGGGAATATAAGAAAAGGTGAGACCGTATCCTTGCTTGAAGACATTGCTAACTTAGTTGTAAAAAGGGGTCATGCTAAACTAGTGAAAGAAGATCTAGTTATAGAAGAAGCTAAATTGGAAGAAGAGGATGAACTAGAAGTTAAAGCTAGGCTAAAAAAAGAAGCTAATTTAGAAGAAGAAGCTAATATAGAAAAAGATAAAAAGGAAGATGATAAAGATAAGAAAAATCAATCTCCTAAACAAATAAAAAAAGGGAGTAAAAAATAATGAATAAAATAAAACTAAGTTTATTGTTTATGTTTATTTTTTCTAGTTTTTGTTTTGCTGCAAAAAATGTAGATAATTATTTTGAAAAACCAGGCTGGGGTAACAATGATAATGTTCTTTATATTGGTGGGACATTAAAATTTGCAGTTGATTTAGATACTACTTCAGCTCCTGCTTCTGTTGGAATTATTGGTATTGATAGTTCTTATGATATGTATATTTCTACGGGAATCTTAGCTGGTGATTGGGCTAAAATTGGATTACAAACTTAATTATTTCAATATTTTTAGGGGTGGGAATTTCCCCATCCCTTTATGTGTTATATTTTTTAAAGGTTAAATTATGATAAAAAATTATAAAGTTTTAAATCGCACAAAAGAATTACCAATATCTTTAACTGAATTAAAGCAATATTTAGTATTTATTGATGTTGAGGATACTACTGAGGATGCATATCTGACTGATTTGATGAATGTTGCGATTAAATTTATAGAAGATTATACAGGTAAAGATTTAACTTTTAAAAAATATTATGCTTATACAAAAACATTTCTTACAGAAGATACTAGATTTATATTAGAAGGTATTAAGGTTAAAAAATGTCCTGTTGAAAGTATTGATAAAATTGAATATATAGACAATAGTGGTGTTTTAAATTTAATTGATGATGACAATTATTATCTAATACCGAATATGGATTATTATTCATATATAAAATTTTCAGAATATCCAAGTGTTAAAGATATATTTAATAGTATTCAATTAACATTTAATGCAGGATTTGGATGGATAATTAATACAATATCAAGATTAGAAGACGTTGTTACTGTTGAAACATTTAATGATAACTTTTTAGAATCTGGACAAAAAATCTTAGTTAGCAATATTGATAAAGCAATATTTAATGGAATTTTTGAAATTGATACTATTGTAAATAAAACTACTTTTACATACAAAGTTACAGTCCCTGATGGTGAAGGAGCTGGTTTTACAGAATCTGGAAATGGTGAGTTTATGGTTATTAATGTTATTCCAGAAGTTTTTTTATTAACAATTAAAAGATTAGTTCTTTATTTATATGAAAACAAGGGCGATTGTCCTAATTCTGATATTATGGCATATTTAGATAAATTCTTATTTAGTGAGAAGATAATGGGGTTTGGAATCTATGACATGTAACACAAGAATAAAACAAAAAAAAAAAGAATATTGTATAGGAGATTTTAAGCATACATGTAAAGTTTTAAGACAAATTAATAGACAAACTAATAATTTAAAAGCTGATAGCATACAATATTTGGATGATATAATTTTCACAACTAAATGTAGATTAGAAACTGCGAAAGGGGTTGTTTATATTGATGGAATTGCGACACTTAATGAAAGCACACATAATATTGTAATGAGATATACGGATAAGATAAAACATTCATACTTTATGGAAATTAATAACGAATATTATGAAATAAAAAATATTACAAATTTGAATGAAGAAAATAGACTTTTATATTTAAAATGCGTTAAAAAGGGATCTAAAACAATAAAAGGAAATCATAAATAATGAATTTTGCATCATCGGGACTACAACCAGAAACTTTAAAAGATTGGCATGTTATAAATTTACCGATTTTAAATAAAAGAAATGTTCCTTTACGTTTACGTGCAGGTTTGGATCAAGCTGCAAATTTTGTTAAACAGGATTTATATAAAAAGTTAAGTAATATTAAAAGAAGAACAGGAAGACGATATGTTATAGATGGAAAGGTTCATATTGCTTCTAGTGTGGCTGGAAATGAATATCCAGCAGAATTAAAAGGACATTTAAGAAATAGCATTAATATAAAAGTAGAGGGTGTAGATGAATTCCAAGTTTTTTCAAATTCCAGTGAAGAATATGTAAATAAGTTAGAAAATAGTCAAAGACATTATTTAAAAAGAAATATAGAAGAAAATAGAGATATAATAAGAAAAAGAATACATGATGCGATAATAAGAGGTATGAAGGATGGTATATTTTAATGTTATCTAGTCAAGTTAGTAATCATTTAAAAGAAATATTACCTAAATATGCAGATTTATTCTCAAAAGTTGTTGAGGTTTCTAGCGTTAATTATGTTATTGAAACAGATATCACTACAGTTACTTGTGTAACAGATGAACTTCATTATTTGGAACAAGAATATCAAGAATATGGTGATGAATTATCTACAGAAGATAGATATATTTATCTTTCAAATGTCTTAGTTGGTAATAAAATATTATCAATAGAATCTGTATCAGGTATTGCTACTATAGAATTAGAAAATAGACATAGTTATGCTAATTATTTAACAGATATTTTTTATATACAAATAATAGATTCTGATGAAGAAGCAGTAAATGGAAGATTTAAGGTTTCAGAAGTTATAGATAATTATAACATAAAAGTTATTTTAGATACTAATTATACAGGAACTCCCACTGGTAATATGTTTTTTTTAGAAGAAAATAATTCAAAGGGATATGAGGGATATCATAAGGTTACTGAAATAGTAGATGATAAAACATTTAAGTTTGTATTGCCTTTTATTATTAATGGAGATGCTTTTATTGATAAATTTCGTGGAGATTATATAAAATGCCATGTAAGAATATTTGTTAGCGGATTTTCAAGTTTAAGAAATTTTATAGCTTGTGTATCTAAAAGTTTAAATGATGAATTTGTTGAAGAGGGAAAATGGAAGTGTGGTGTAATCGTAAATCCACCAATTGCATCAAAAAGTGCATATTCTAATTCTGATAGCATGATGGGAACATTGAGGGTTGATGAATATAGGCAAACAATAGTTCAAAATATGAATATTGTAATGATGTGTCCTCTGCGAGATGAAACATCTGGTATGTTAATGAATGAAAGATTACAAATATTAAGATCATATGTTTTATTATTAGCAGGAAGAGAGTTGGAAAGACCTTCTTTGTATGAGGGAAATTCTTTAATCCAACCAGTATATATTGGAGAAAATATTAATGAGGAGAATGATGCTTATTGTATCTATTCTTATAATTTTCAATCAATATATGAATTATTAAATAAAGATGTATATTTAGGTAATAGAAATTATTATCCAATTACGGAATTCACAAATAGATATAAAGATAAACTAAATGTGAATATATTAAAAGAAGATAGGAGTATAATATGAGTGGAACACAAATAGCGAGTAATCCAGTAGTTAATTTTGCTAATAACGGGGCATCAGGAGTTACTGCATCCCCTATGGTAAAAGCATTGATCGTAAATCAAAAGTCGGCATCAGGCACAGCCATTAGTGGTAAGCTTTATTCAAATATTAGTAATGATACTAATATTTATGAAGGATTATTTGGAAAGAATTCTATAATGAGTGCATGTATTAAATCATTCAAGGCTATTAATAAATATAGTCAACTTGATGTTATTTCATTGGATGACAATGTTGGTGGTGTTCAGGCAACTGGAAATGTAACATTCACTGGAACAACAGCAGGTGTTGCTGGAACAATTTATGTTACTATTGGTTCTAAAAAAAAGCATAAATATACATTAAATGTAGCATTTGGAGCTACACCAGATCAAATTGGAGATGCGTTAGCTGCTGCAATATTAGCAGATACTTATGCTCCTTTTACTAGTGTAAATACTAGTGGTGATGTTGCTATAACATTTCTACACAAAGGAACAATAGGAAATAATATTTCTGTCCATGTTGAAGGTTCTGTAACTGGAATAACATTAGCGACAACTGCTTTTGCAGGTGGTGCTACTGACCCAGTTTTAACAACTTTATTCGATAATATAGATAGCATTAAATATAAAGCAATTATATATCCTTGCACTTATGATTTGGATGTTTTGGAAACATTAGTAGAAAGTAGAGTTGATTATGACAATATAGATTTAGCTGGTGTTGGATTTATTTCAAAAACAGATTCTAAGGCTAATTTAGTAACATTGGGAGAGGCATATAATTCAAGAGCTTTAATTATTCATGGAAATGAAGTAAATAACAATACATTATTTAAAGGGTCAACTATTAAAGAATTTGATGATGTTATTATTACAAATTTTGTTGCTATTGATTTATTAAGATTGACACCAAATGCAGTTATTGGAAGTGGATATATAGCTAGTGTTGAATTAAATGATAATATAGGTGGTCCTTCTTTGGCTTCATATCCATATTACAATACACCGTTATTTGATCTACCAGTTATTGAGGATGGTGATGGATTTACAAGAAGTGAAGTTAAAGAATTAAAAGATGCTGGTGTTTTTGTAATGTCTAATAATGTTGCAGGAACTACTCTTATAACAGATCAAGTAGTTACAACATACAAAACTAATGCTCTTGGTATTGTAGATGACAGTTTTAAATATTTAAATTATATAAGAACATACAACGAAGCAACAGCATATCAATTTACACGACTTAAAGCTGAATTAAATACAAGATTAACACAAGGAACATCTGTTGCTGGGTATTCAGATATAAATGAAGTAGGAATAAAGGCTATAATGAAAGATTCTTATATAGAGCTTAGCGGTGGAACATATTACTTATGTCCTAGAGGCATTAGTAGTGAAACTGGAAAAGATATAATTAAAGAATATGAAAATAATTTAAGTATTAATATATCTTACACTACAGGCATAATAAGTATTTCACAAATATTGCCAATATTGGTTCAAGCAAGAATAATTAATGTTATATCTAATTTAACATTTAACATTTAGTTTTAGATTATAGTAAATATAGGGAGTAAATAATGTCAGATAAAAAAACAAAAGTCCTGAGGAAACTAGAAGTGAATGGATTGTTGGTTTCCCCAGTTCCTAATAGTTTCAATTACACATCAAGTATAGCACCAACAACTGTTAAAAAGTATGCAGCAGGAATTGGAGTAGATGCTATTGTAGAAGAAAGAAATATTGAAGAAGGGGTTGGTGAGTTAAATTTTAAAGTATTTTCTACTATATCTAATGAAAATACTATTGTTGCAGCACAGAATAATGCCTCAGATAACACTGTCCAAGCTACTTTTGAAACAGGTGATGTGAAGATTTTTAAAGATGTTGCGATTGAAGGTAAACCATCGTTTGGGGAAGGAACAGAAAATTCTGTTGATATTAGTTGTAGATTTGGAAGCGTAAACTAAAAAATAAAAGGAAAATAAAATATGTTTGAATATAATTTAATAAAACCAGTAGAAAATTTAGGAATAGAACAAAAGTCAATATTTATAGTAGAACCAAATTCTTTAATGGAAGAAGCATTAGATGTATTACAAAGTGTATATGCAAAGGGTGTTTTTTCTGTAAGTAAGGGGTCAAGTAATAATTCTAATGAAAAATCTGATCCTGAGAAAGCGTTTAATGACTATCAAGATGAGCAAGAACGTTTAAAAAATATAAGCGATAAACAATTGGAATTTGAAAATAAAGAAAAAATTAATGGTTTAAGTTTAATATTTAGTGTCTGTGGAGAACTTAAAAAAGCAAAAGATGCCTTTAAGTCAATATTAACAAATCAGCAATGCACATTTTATGATAGAAATAAACAACAAAAAATAAACCAAGGGTTTGTATCTGACTTGGCTCCAAAAGACTTCAACAATTTAATGTATGGATATTTTAACTATTTTTTGGAACTATAGAATTATATTTCAAAGTAAAGGATGATTTATTAAATCATAAACTACATTTAATACATAATTTTGAGGGCGGAATTTCATTAGAATATTTAAATAAAATATCTTGGGTAGAATTGTTTGAGTTGTTTGATGTTTCTAGAAATGTTGTAGAAGAGATAAATAGAAAAATAAAAGATAACTAGTAAGAAATAAAAAAATAAAGCTGGCTTGAAATAATAATTAAAAAGGATTAACAATGATAGGACAAAGTAATTATACAGCTAATTATACATATAAATTGGGCGATCAGTTTAGTAAACAATTAGATAAAATTAATAATTCTATTGCTAATCATAAAAATTTATTAAATCAAACTAGTGGTGCAACAAAACAATACAAAAAAAATACTCAACAAATGGCACAAGCGTCTAACGAAATAGTCAATTTAAATGGGAGAGTTATATCTTCCATGAACCCTATGACATTAGCAATTACAAGGGCTGGCGAATCAGTTAAGAAGTTAGGACAAGCAGGAGATGAACTTTTACCAGTTTATAATGAGATTAAGCATGGTTTTATTTTCCCCACCATAGATGGTATGTCAATGTTTAGCGATAAACAAAAACAATGGACAAAAGAGACAGAACACCAAGTTCAAAGAATGGCTGTTTCTTATATACGTGCTGGAATGGTAGTTGGTAAAATTGGACAAATTTTTACTACAGCAGTTACAGCCCCAATAGTTGGTGCAGGTATTATAGGTACTAAATATTTAATGCAGGAGCAAGAGTTTTTAGCAGCATTAGAAATACATTTAAGAGATAAGCAAAAAGCTGTAGAGTGGGAAAGAAAAATAGCAATGTTTGCGGCAAAAACAACAGCAACAGCAGGTGAATCTAGGTTAGCTTTCATGCATATTTTACCACACATGAAAGATATGGGCATTGAGGGTATGATGAAACAATTTGAATATTTACAAGATATAGCAGCTGGATCAATAGGAGCTAATGTAAAGGATCTTGCAATTGTAGTGGCAAAAGCAGCTTCGCTAGGAAAAGTAGATCAACTAGTTTTGAAACCATTTAGAACAATGGGTATACCTATTATGAAATATATGGCAGAAGCATTTAATATTGAAGATATAACAAAAATTCCAGAAGCAATAAAGAAAGGGGAGGTTACGTATAAGGATTTACTAAAAACTTTACAATATATGGGTGAAAATATTTATAAGGGTGCAGATGAAAGAAAAGCATCAACATTAGCTGGTAGATGGTCTGTTTTTGCAGAAGGAATACAGATGATGACTGGATCAATAGTTGATACTTTATATAAAACTATTAAATTAGATAGTATTTTCAAGCGAGTATCAGATAAAGTCTATAGTATTGTTGATCAGTTAAAAGATGGAAATAGTTCAATAAGTAAATTTTCTTTAGCCTTAATTGGTGCAGCTGCAGGTTTTGGACCATTAATGATGGCATCTGGAACATTGCTAGATATGTTTGGGAATTTAACATTAATGGCTATGGGTATGAGATTTGCCAAAAAAGGTAGTTTATTGTTTGGTATAAATAAATTTTTAGCAGGATTTGGTGCTATTGTAATGGTTATTGGAAAGATTGGATTGTTAAGTGGTGCTTTATGGGGATTGCATTATGTAGTAACAAAAACTATAAATAAACCAAATCAATCTTTTGGTGACTGGTTAATTATTTTTGGGAGTGCAGCATTATCTATTAAAATAATATCTAAATTAGCAGGTAGTTTGCTAGTCTTAGTTCCTATTTTAAAGAATATATTCTTGTATGGTCAGATTTTACAGGGAATGTCTTGGGCAGGCATATTTGCTTCTTTCCCAATAGCAACCATTACTATAATAACAGTTGCTATTCTTGGATTAGTATATGCTTTAATGAAATTAGCTAAATGGGTTGAAACTTCTCCAAGTAAAGTTGCACAAGGAACTAGAAGTATGATTGGGAATACTAACATTAAAGATGATTATAAAGATACAAAAATTGGTGGAGCTAGTTTTTTGAAAGATGTTAGTAAAGGCATTTTATTTAATCCATTCAAAACTCAATCAATGGGGAATACATTTGAAACACATTCTCCTCAGATGTTAAGCAAAAAAGAAGAGATTTTAAAAACAGGAATGATGCAAGGTTTTTTAAGGAATGATAATTCTCAAAAAGAAACTATTGTTAAGATAGTAGTAGAAGATAAAAATGGGAAAATAAAAGAAGTAAAACAAGATGGTAAATCAATAGGGTTTGAAGGTTGGAGCAATAGGGGAGATTATGGTTTTTTACAATCATAATCTAAATAATTAGGGGTTTTTATGCCAAATTTAATGCGTAATTTAATATATGATTTACAAACTGCATCATTTAATCGTGTCGAGTTTGCCTTTTCTACAATTGAAGAAAAAGGTGGGATGGAAAGGATTATACATTCATTCGTAAATAGCACAAATATTGTTACACAAGATGTTGGCTTAGTTCCTATGGAAATTAAAATGAAAATTAATTTTACATATAAAATAAATGGGAGTGGATCTGAAATTTCATATGAACAAAGAAGAGATCAACTGGTTAATGAATTATTAAAAGAAGGATCAGGACTGCTAAATCATCCTATATATGGATTATTACCAGCTGTATGTTTACCATATAACCTAAATAATAATATATCAAATATAAATAATCCTGATTTTGAAGTTACCTTTATAATAATAACTCCCCAAGAAGACTATTTATCTATACCAAAGTATGAGCAGTATAGCAATGAATCTCAAAAACAAAATTTTGCAGAAAAATTTGAAGAAAAATATAAAATTAGTAAATTTAAAAAAAATATAGATGTTGCTAAAAGCAAGGTTAATAATGTTTTAAATAACGTAGAAGATTTTACACGTGGTGTTACAAAAATTAAAAACAACATCAATGAATTTAATAATGATATAAATAATTTTAAAAGCAAAATTGATGCTATTATTGTAACTCCTGCATTATTAGTTAATAGCTTAACAACTACATTTGATAATATAAAAGATATAGTTGAAAATCCTTTAGATGCTTTTAATGTATATAATAATTTATCTAAAACTTTTTATATTGTAGATATTGATAAAGAAGTTGAAAATGGAGAAATAAATGTAAGCTTAAACCAAAAATATGCAATAAACAATGAAGAAGCATTGGAACGTATTAATAATGATATAGCTTTAAGTGATTTAATAGATGTTTATTGTTTTAATGCAGGACTAGAATCTTTATTGGAATATTCATTTGAAAGTATAGATGAAATTATTGATATTAAAAATAAAATAAATGAAAAATTTAATGCTTATTTTTCAAGAACAAATGATACAAGCAAACAAGAATATGGATATACTTATGATAATACATTAGATCCAAGTATTATTCAATTATTACAAGACTTGTCTATATTTTTTAATAAATATTTCGATATATTATTATTAAATTCAGTAAATATAATAGAAATAGAAGTCCAAAACATGAATCTTTATAGTCTTGTTTATTCATTATATGGTAATTTAAATTATAAAGATTTAATTTTAAAGCTAAATCAAAATAATATATCTAATCCTAGATTCATGGCTGGGACATTTAAGGTTATAAAAGAGTTAGAATAATGTTAAATTTAGTTATAAATAATGGGAAAATTTTAGAATATAAAAGTTTATCAGTAGTAAAAAGTATTGATAATATTTGTGGTGGATTTGAGGTTATTTTAGATAGTAAAAAACAAATTGGAGCATCATTATGGGAAAGCTCAGGTTGTGCAATCAATATAGACGGAATACCAATTTTAGCAGGGTTCATTGACCAATTTATAGGGAAAACAAGTAGAAAGGATGAGGATATTGTATTAAGGGGAAGAGATAAAACTTCATTTGTTGTTGACTCTGATTTATCTGTTAAAAATACAACAGCTACTGGAAAAGATAACAAAGTTTACTTGGTTAGTTTTCTTAAAGAAATGTTAAAAAATAATGATCTTGATTTTATTGATGTTATAAATAATACATTCCCACAAGAAAACTTAAGTATGAGCAAAGATAGTATAACTGCTGATATTGGGGATAATATTTTTAATATAATACAAAAGTATTGTTACTTCAATAAGGTTGTTTGCACGTCTGATTTTAATGGTAATATTTCACTAGAAAGAGCTGGAAGATTTAAAACACAAACATCATTATTATTATTAGATAAATTAAATAGTAGTAATAATATAATAAATTCTGATGTAAATTTTGATTTAACAAAAAGATATGGTAAATATATAGTAATGTGTGAGGGAAGTAGTGGGCTTGATAGCATAATTGATGATGTGAGTAGTGGTGAGCTAGGATGGGAATCAATATCAGGTAAAAATACTTATACAAATGGATTTGCTATAGATAAAGAGATTAGCTTAAACAAAAAAAAAGTAATCTTATTAAACAAAGAAGCAACGCCAGAAGAATGTACAGCTATGGCAGTATGGGAAATGAATTTAGCTAAAAAACGATCGTTTAGCTATAACTGCGTATTGGCTGGATATAAAGACAATAAAGGGTATCCTTGGCGTCCAAACACATTAGTTGCTGTTAATGATACTAAATATGGAATAAGTGGTCAAATGTTGATTACAAGCGTAAGATTCATATCTAGTAGAGAAACTGGATATACTACAGAGTTAAGCCTTACATATCCAGAGTCATTTTCTCTTTTATTAAAACCAGAAAAGAAAAAAAGTGGCAAAGGTGATTCTGAGTTTTTTTTAGTTGCAGAAGATAAGGTTTTCTATAATGATGGAGATATTCCAGTAAGAAAATATAAAGAAGAGTATTGGGAAGCAACCGTTGGAAAAAGCAATAAAGAGACTATTGCCAAAAGAAACTCAGGAAGTATAGTTTAATGCTCGAAAATATGATACAGACAATTCGTAAACAAATTACAAAACTTATCTTCATTGTTAGATATGGGAAAATAAATAATGAAAAAGAATGTTGGGGAACATATTTATATAATGAAAAAATAGTTAAATATATTACTCCTTATGGATTTTTTTGTAAACCAGAAAATAATGGGGTTGGTATAGGTTTTCATGTTAATTCAAATAATGACAAACCTGTAAGTATACCACTAAATATACAATTATTTATGGATATAAAAAGTGGCGAAGTTGCAGTTGGAATCCCAAAGTTTAATTCTAGATTACATTTCAAGGCAGATGGTAGTATCAATATAGAATCAGACAAAGTAATTAATATTGTAGGTTCAAGTGTCAATATTGGTGGGGAGGGTGGTGATCCAATAGCCAGAAAAAATGATGCGATAATTGGTCAAGTAACTGTCCCAGCAGGGGCTGGTGGAACATATCCTATAATAAATGGTAAAATAAATACAGGAAGTGCTAAAAATAATTGCACATAAAGGATTTTACATGGAAGAATTTCAAGATATTTATTTAGAAGTAACAGAAGATGGATATTATGATATTGTTATAGAAAATGGCGATATTAAACTAGATAGTAGTTTAGATAGCACGGTAATAACAAAAATTGGTACTGATAGTAGGGTGAGTGAAAAAATCATGTCTAATCCAATGAGTAGAGGTGGATGGATAGGTAATTTATATTTTGATAATACAAATAATGAGTTTACCAGCCAAACATGGGTCGCAATGTTAAAAAGAGATGTAAAATCTGAGTTAATTAAAAGTGTAAAAAATTCACTAAATTCTTTAACTATCGATGGATCAATTAAAAATGTAGATATTAATATTATAAATAAAGGGAATGGCGAATATGAATGCTATGCTTCATATTATATTAACAATATCCCAACAAATAAATCGTTTATAATATGGAGTGAAACAAGATGGCAATAATTTTCCCTAACAATAAACAAGAGATAGACAAATTAAGAGCTAATTTTAAAAATCAATTATCAACAATTAATCCATATAAAGAAGGAACATTTTTAGATGCTATAATTAAATCATTAGCTCTTAATTTTAGTTTAACTTATGAATATTTTAAAAATAATATATTTAATAATATTTTACCTTTTAATCCGAAAGGCGAATGGGCTGAATACTGGGCGGATATATGGGGATTAGATAGAATACAAGCATTAAAATCTTCTGGATATATCAACTTTACTGGTGAAAAAGATATAAATATTCCCATAGGAACAAACGTGATAGATAATGATGATAATTTATATACAACATTAGAAGATGCAACTATTGCACAACAATTCATCAACATAACATCATTAACACAAATTGGTGGCGTGGCTACAGCTGTTACTTCAAGTGATCATAATTTATCTACTGGAATGGTTGTTACAATAGCATATGTAAATGAATATGAATATATAGGTATAAAAACTATCACAGTTACTAAAAGTGATGAATTTACTTATAATGTTATATCTACTGCCACAACTCCTGCAACTATACAACCTACATATGCAAGTATACAGTTATATTTAAATGTATCAAGAATTGCGGCTGAATCTGTTGAAGTTGGAATAGATAAGAATTTAGTAGCATTTACAAAATTAACATTATTTCCTACAATTTTAGATGTTGCCGAAAATGCTTATGTTGATGGAGGTGGTTTTTCTGGTGGTAGAGATTTAGAGACTGATGATGAGCTAAACTTAAGAACAAATCAAATTTGGGGTAAGCCGATTCCTGCTTTTAGCGAAGGATATATAAATAATATTATCCAAAATGAATTTGGTGCTAGTCGTGTTTGGACACAACCAGTTACTCCGAGTGTAGGACATTTTACTACATATTTTATTTATACATATAATGATAATAAATTTTTGCCAACATCTAATGATCTAGTTGAATCAAAAGATTTACTAATATCAAAAAAGCCTGCAATATTACCAAGTGTAAATATACATGTAGCAGCTCCAACACCTATTGATGTTGATTATACTTTTACAAGTTTAACACCAAATACTCCAGAAATGCAAAAAGCCATAACTGATAATTTAAAAAAGTTTCATTATGATTATGTTAATGTAGGTGAAAATATCACACGAAAAGCGTATGAAGTGGCTATACAGAATACTTTAGATGTTAATGGTCAAAGCATTACTGAATTTACATTATCTTTACCTTCTGGTGATATAACTATAAATGATGATGAAATTGGAAAGCTAGGAACTATAACTTTTTAAAAAAAAAGGAATTTTAATGCAAGAATTAGAAACTAGAAGGATAGATAAATATACTTATTATGGAGGAATTAACACAGGAAGTTCTTCTTCACAGATTGTTTATAATGAAAAATTAAATAGAATATATATCCCTAATTCAAGTCTAAAGAGAATAGATGTTTGGAATAAAGATGGTGTTTTTTTATTTCATTTTGGTTCTTTTACAGGTTCATCTTTATATTGTGATAAAGATGATAATGGAAATATTTATATTACTGATTCATATTTTTCTTCTCCTGACTATTATCATTACATTAGAGTTTATGATGAAGATGGAAATCATATTGCAGATTGGGGTGGTATAGAAGGTAGTGGTGATTCTAAGTTTTGGGGTTTTCAAGGATTATCAGTATATGAAAATAATTTATATGTTATGTGCTACCAAACTGCTGTTTCTATAAGTGCATTACAAATAAAAGTTTATGATTTAAGTTTTGTTTTTAATAGAAAGTTTAATTTAACTTATTCAGGTGGTAGTGGTTTTGGTTTACAAAATTTAGCGATATATAATGATTATTTTTATTCGGTTGATAGATTCGCATATAAGGTTTACAAAATTGATAGCTTAGGTGTGGAAGTAAAAAATATTGGTTCTATGGGTGATGGAATTGCGGAGTTTAATTTTCCAAATACGTTAAAATTTGATAGCAAAAACAGGTTATTTGTTACTGATTTAAATAATGAACGTTTGCAAATATTTGATGAAAACTTAAATTATTTAGACCAAATAAGCGAAACAAGTTTAAATGTGAATTTTCAATTAAAAGTTCCAAGAGCATTTAATATGTTTATAGATCAAGATGATAGTTTATATGTTATGCGAGATGCTTCTGCGGTTGGCGAACCAGATCTTAATATATTTTTATATTCTTTTGAATATAATATAAATGATTATATTTCAAGTTTAGCAAGTTTATTCCCTAACGGATTTGCTTGGATACAAAAAAAAATAATAAATTCTAGTTTTTATAAATTATTAAAAGCTATTTCTTTTTCATTTTTTGATTTAGATAAAAATATTACAAATATTTTAAATGAAATAGATATTAGTAAAACTGAAATATTTTTAACAGATTGGGAGAAAAAACTTCAACTTCCTAGTGAATATATAGATATCGCAGATACAAAGGCACAAAGAAGACAAAATATTTTAGCTATATTGAGAAGTCATATTGTATATACAGAACAAGACTGGATAGATATTGCTAAAATATTAGGTTTTGATATTATTGTAAATGATTTATATGAAATTTCTTCATTTCCATGGACGTTCCCTTTTATATTTGGTGGTACAGATGAAGAAAACGCATTTACGATTGTTGTTACATTTCTGAATATTGGAGAAAGTAATTTGGGTGCTTTTCCATGGACATTCCCACATACATTTTATGATGATACAACTAAATATGTAAGAGGTATTTTTGATATGATAAAGCCTGCTTATATAAACATTCTTTATAGATACGAATAAAGATTTAAATAAATATTGGAGGAAAAATGAAACAAATAGCGACAATGGCAGTAGGAAGTGTATTACCTGCTAATCCAGAGTTTAATGGATTCGTTAGCGAAACACAAAATGCAATAATTTCTGGCGGTATTTCGCTTGACGAATCAGACGTAACACAACTAGGAAAATCAATGGCTAACTATGTTGGTAATGCTGATTATTATGCTTGCACTGGAACTGCGAATACTTATACATTAAGTAGAATTGGACCATTCAAGAACTCTACTACTTATTTTACTGGTATGAAGATAAGATTTAGACCAAACATAAATAATACAGGGGCATCAACTGTTAATGTTGTAGGAATAGGTATTAAAAATTTAAAGAAAACAGATGGAATTACTGATTTTGTAAATGGTGAAATATCTACTTTATATGATTATGAATTTGTATATGATGGCACAAGTTTTAGTTTAAAAAGTAATGGATTCTTAGAAGGAAATTTTGTTTCTCCTGATTTGTTCAAAACTAATTTATTTGATAATGGTGGTATGCAAATTTATCAAAGAGCATCTCCACATACATTAGTAAAAGATGTATATGGATTTGGTGTTGATAGATGGGCTGGAATGGTAACTGGAACAGCTGTAAATGCTGGAACATTGAGGCAAGCTACTGCATCAACATTAAACAATAGTGGCTATTCTGCTCTATTTCAAGATGTAACTTTAACAGGAACGGGAGTAGTATATTTTAGACAAAGAAGAGCTAGTCAAACAGCAGTAATGCTAAAAAATCAAAATGTATCTATACAATTTAATGTTTATCACGATGTTGGTTCACCTGTTAATTATACTATATATGTTCGTAAAGCGAATGCTTTAAATAATTTCACAACTACAACAAATATTGCAAATAGTGGAGCAATTTCTATTAATACTGCTACAGATACTAAGATAGAGTATAAAAATGTGGCATTAGGAGATTGTTCTAATGGACTAGAAATAGAAGTTAAGATTGAATGTGGAGCGATAACTACAAAGAATTTTGAATTTGCAAACGCAAAATTAGAAATAGGGACAAGTGCTAGTAATTTTATAAACAAAGATTATAATGAAGAATTGTTAAATTGCAAATTTTATTATAAAGAATTAGTAATTGGTATGGGAGGAACTCCTATTGATGGATCTGCTGGTGGATATGGATATGGAACAACACTTGTAGAAGATATAGCTATAAATATGGCAAAAGCTCCTATTGTCGTTGATGGATTATCAGGTTCAGTTGGAACTGCTACTGTTTATTTGAGTGGAGGAACTCCTCCAATAACAACTCTTATCTTGCCACATAATGCTGGTGGAAATGATATTGCAAACATAACCGTGGATACAACAATAAGTTATATAACTATTTCTTATTACTTAGGTGATGCATACAGAACATCAGCAATTGTTTATGGTATGAGATTTAATGGATTAGTTAAATTAAATTCAGAATTATAATAAAAAGGAGTAAAAAATGATTTATTTATATAATTACGATAAATATACTTTAAAATATATAAGGACAATTGAACTTGAACAAATGCCAGATAATTATGAATTTTGCACGTTGACATCCCCTATGTTTCCTGATCCATATTTACCTAATGAGGTTTCTTTTTTGTATAGACCAGCGACGGATGATTGGGAGAATATCCCAGCTCCACCTCCTCCAAATCCTACAGTAGAATTGGAAAGATTAAAACCTTTTAAAAAACAAGAAATTTATTGTAGTATGATTGATATTATGAATGCATCTTATGGTGAACATTTTTCTTTAGCTGTGGTTTTGATTTTATATGAAGCATCACACCTATTTATGGATAATACAAGATATACTTCTTCTGATAAAGCAATAATGATATCTTTTTTAGATAGCACGGTTGATAAATATAAATTATTTTGTGCAGAAATTGACGCTTTAACTACATTAGAAGAATTACAAAATTATACTTATGATTTTAATTCTTAAATAAATAAATTATTAAGCATTTGACGATAGCAAGCAATTTAAACGATTTAAAATAATTATAGGAGTAAATGTATGTCAAACAGAACAACAACAACCATAGTATTGAATAATGTAACCACAGAGTATATTATAAAGTTAGATAGCAGCCAAAGAAGCACTAAAGAGCTGATGATATATAATGGTTCAAATTTTGATGGTGTAGTATTGAAATTAGGAAGAAGGATGAAATCGTTAATGGAAGATGGTGTAACTCCACTAGCATTTACAGATGTGGTTGCTGCTGGAACAGAAACACCTCAAGAATGGACTGTTTCGGGGGCTGGATATTTGATTAGTGAATTATATAGAAGTGGAGAATTAAAACTTTATCTTTCAGGAGCACCGACCGCTAGCACAGATGTAATAATAGGATTATCTTATTAATATAAAAAGGATTAACAAATGATAGTAAAAATTTTAAGCGGGTATGTGAGTCAGTATAGTTCACAATGGATGATGTCTTTCAGCACAATGCTACCACCAATTATCACTCAATGGATTTTAGCTTTCGGTTTTTGGAATGATGGGGGGAAATGGGTAGATAGTCAATCTTGGAATGATTAGCATAAATACAACAAGGGAGAAATAAAATGCCAAGGAATCAAACTGGTATATCTAATGGGGAATCTGGTTTAAGTGTAAGAAACAAACTGAATTCTACTAATAATTATATATCCACCTATATATATGGGGAAAATGACTATTGTTATTATAATGGAAATTTTTATACTTCATTACAAGATAATAACATAGGACATCCATTAAACGATGCTGCTTGGTGGTATTATAATGTAGATAATAAAATATCAACAACATTTGGGATAGAAACAAAAATACTAGATAGTTTTGATAAGGCAATAGGAGATGGTGTTTTTTATGAATATAAAATTAAGGATATTAGTGGTAATGTTAGAGCAGGTAATATTACATTAGCTTGGGACGTTGGGGTTGGAAGTATACAACCAAATCATGTATCTGCACAGGTAGGAGACACAAGTGCTGCTGTATTTCAGTATGAGATAGTTGGTAATGATGTTATATTAAGAGTAGTTTCATCATCTGCAAATTGGACATTTACTGCTTTAAGGAGGATTGTGTAATGAAAAAAATATTATTATTGAGTTTAATATTTTTATGTTTTATTGTTACTTTAAATGCAGGACAAGATTGGGAAGATAAAGAATTTTTAGGAACAACTACTTTTCAAAAACAAATGACTGTAAATGGAGATATAGTTTCATCTGGAACGATTACTGGTACAACTATTCTTGGAGATGGTTCAGGTCTTACTGGTGTGATTCATACAGAGATAGATCCAAAAGTTGGTGCGAATACATTAAATTACCTCTCCAGATGGAATGGTAGTGCTTTGATTGCAAGTGGACTCATTGAGGTCGGTGGAAATTTTGGAATAGGGTTATCAAATCCTACAGGATCAAAACTTTTCGTGCAGGGGAACAGGATTGCTTTAAGGAATACATCTGCAGGGGGTCTTGTATCATACAGAGTTGAGAATCCTGGAACTAGTGGAATTACAGGAATACAGTTCGTGAAAGAAACTGATTATGATTATCAAGTTCTTGGTAGAAGTGCAGACTTTAGAATCAGAGATGTGTTCTATTCTAAGGATATTGTAACAATTGAAAAAAATTCATTTGCGAATATGTTATACATAAATTCAGCTGGTAATCTAGGTATAGGAACAACCACTCCTAGTTCTAAGTTACATGTTTTGGGGGACATAAAAGCAGAATATGGAGTAATTGCAACTACTGGGACTTTTTCAGATACTATAATTGCAACTGGCACGCTTTACAGCGGTTCAGATTTAGACATTTCTGGTGCAGGCACAAGGCTAATTTGGTATCCAAAAAAAGCTGCATTTAGGGCTGGTAGAGTTAGTGATGACAGATGGGATGAGGTAAATATTGGGACAGACACTATCTCAATGGGTTATAATTCAAAAGCAACAGGTGAATATGCAGTTGCCCTTGGAATGTATGCATATGCAACTGGTAGAAAATCTCTTGCTTTTGAAGAAGCTACTGCAAGTGGAATTTCTTCTATTGCGATAGGTGATGAATGTGAGGCTAGCGGAAGTCGTGCAATTACTTTTGGCGGATCAGATAACACCGCAAGTGGAATCCAAAGTATGACAATTAATGGAACAAATAACGACGCGAGTGGAATTAGTGCTACAATTATTAACGCAGAAAATAGTATAGCAGAAGCTAATTATTCAACTATTTTCGGTAAATATATGTATCTGACCGATACTTCTACAAATACTTTTGTTTATGGTTTTGCATCTAGCACCCAAGCAATAACATCTCCAAATTCTTTTTTACTATTTCCATATGGTGAAACGGGGAAAGTTGGAATAGGATTAAAAGACCCTGGTGCAACATTACATCTAAATGGCACATATGCCGACACTGCTTCTGCAACACAAATATTATATTCAACAGACACAATATCAGTAGATAGTAGCTATGTAAATGTTGTCTCTACTGGCGGAGCGGTTGCGGTTGTAGGAATATCTACCACAACAGTCGTGGGCGGTCAAATAATTGAAATTTGGGGCACTAATGACACAGACACAATCCAAATAGACAGCTCCGCAACAGTCGCTTTAAATTCTGGGGTTTCGTATGTTCTTAAAAAAGGATACAACATTTCTTTTCGGTATATTGAATCGATCGGAAAATGGTGCGAAAGAAGCAACAGGAATGACAATGTTATTTAAGGAGGCAATTTAAAATGAAAAAATATTTATTAAGTTTACTTTTTATAGTTTTACTTTTCTCAAATTTATTGGCGGTTCAAGATGGAACAGGAAACGATGTTGTAGACATAACTAAATATAGTGGCACACCTGTTAATTATATTAGGAATAACGGTGGATTTTTGGAAAGTCTATTTAATGGCACTTACCGCAATATAGGAATGCAACCGCCAAATTTAGTTTATGTTTTTGATAATTCAGATCTTCCTGAAGCTATTGGAGGTGTAATAGACTTGGTTGATAATATTAGGTATATTTTTCCACGAGGTGAGCAAATTACAATTACTGATAAGTTAAAATTAGGGGAAGGAACATATATTGAGCACGCCTCAATTTCAACTAATTCATCAATTGAATTTGCAAATGGAACTTTGTCATTATTAACTCAAATTCAAGATTCTAGTTTGATTTATACAGGCACAGGTAGTTTTCTGTCAACTGCCGATACAGGTGCTCAAATTATCCGTCTATTAAGATCTAGGATAACATGCACAAACGGAGTAATATTTGATTTATCTACTACGATTCCAAGCGGAATATTCATATTTGATCAATCATCAATATTGGCTGCTGAGGATATTGGCACAATTGAAGGAATGGGGTTTGTTAGTTCTATATCAAGATTTATCAATTTTGGAGATGGTCTAAAATTAGTAAATAATTATCAAGGAATAGACATAAACACCTTACAAATGCAACAAGGTTTAAATAATTCAATTAAGCATATAGATATTTCTGGAACATGTCAGCAATTAAGCATTCGAAATTTTTTAGGCAAACCGAAATCTAATGAAAAAATATTTTATTTGAATCCTAATTTAGCTTATGAAGGTATCGTTGTTGCAAATTGCCCTATTGATTTAAGTGAAAGTGGCGTTGATAATACAAATATTTTTGATACTGGAAGTTTAGACAATACTAGCATAGGAGTTAAATTTACTGGAAATGTTAATATTCCTGATTCTAAAAAGTTTGTATCAATGTATTATGTTGGGTTATCTAGCGTTACAACTTCTAACCCTACGCCTCAAAATTTTGTTACAACGTGGCAGGAAAACAACCTAGAGAGATTTACTTCTGTGTCTACTGGGACAGTTACATATATCGGCGTTGAAAATATTAATGTTATTGTTAGTTTAGACTTGACGATTTCTGTTGCAGCTGCATCTTCTTGGAGTTTTTATCTTTATAAAAATGGTGTTCAGATTTCTAATTTTCCTTATAATTTTGATATTACAATTCAATTAGCAGGTAATAAAATTCATGTTTTCCCAAAGGCAAATGTTAATTTAAAAACTGGAGATTATTTAGAAATAAGAGTAAGTGGAAACAACAGCACATTAACAACATACGATGGTCAGGGCTATATCTGGCAGTTATAGATATAAATATTGGTTGTGGGTTTTGAGGTGTTTATAATTTAATGTTAAATTTAGTAAAATAATAAAAGGATGGTATTTTAGTATATGGTTAATTTTCCAGACGTTGTCAATTTATTTTTATATAGAGAAGTATTTACTGCAAAAAGCACAATAGGTAAATTATATCTAAATGGAAAAGCATTTTGTTATACTTTGGAAGATGTTGTAAGAGCAGATGGAATAAAGATACAGGATGAGACAGCTATTCCAGAAGGTGTATATAAAGTAATTCTAAGCATGTCTAATAGATTTAAAAGAATAATGCCTTTATTATTAAATGTGCCTAATTTTAATGGTGTTAGAATGCATGGAGGAAATAAATCAGAAAATACCTCAGGTTGCCCTCTTCTTGCCTTTAAAAAGCTAGATAATTATACAATATATAATTCAGCTGAGAGTTTGTTAACTGAGTGTTTGCAACGACAAGATAAAAAATTAGATATATTATTGACAATTCAAAATAAAAAATTATAATAAATATATTAAAGGAATTAAAATGAAAAAAAATCTTGAAAATACTAGTATAAAAATAGGATTAAAACCAACTTTATATGTTGCATCTCTTATTTCTATAGGTATATTTTGGTTGCTTATCTTTATTGGCAAAGGATACTCACAAAGATTAGTAACAGCTGAAAACTTAGGAATAAAAAATCAAAGATTGGTAACAGAGAGTAGAATAGAAAGAGCAATTTTAGGAGAAAAAATTGACACTCTTGTTAGAGGTCAGGAAGATATGGGAGAAAATTTAGAAAAAATTGTTGGATATTTAATGGAAAATAATAAAAAAACGGAGAAATAAATAATGAGTTGGTTTCTAAAAGAAAAAGAAAAATATAAATATAAAGTTTTGGAAGACATATATTATGTTTCTAAAAGATATAGCAAAACAGTAAAAGTAGAAAAAGGATTTAAGTCAGATGGTGCTACTGGTGCTAGGGATATTTTTGGAGACGTTACAGTAAAGATAATTGGAACAAAAAACACACGGCTTGTATCAAAAGCATTTTTAATACATGATAAACTTTGCGATACAGGAAAATTTTATGATGGCACGTTATGTCCTAATTGGAAAGCATCACAAATATTATCTGATATTTTATTAGCAGAGGGACATAAATACAGAGCTAAATATTGGTTCTGGTCTACTTATTTATTTGGTGGTGGATTGGCTAGAAAAAATGGTATGATAAACTTAAAATAATTTAATCAACAAAATAAAACCGTTACTAATTTTTTAATATTTTTATAGATGATGGATAATTAACTAATTGATATAATTCGTTACACAAAGATCCATTGTATATAACAGTATTTTTATATTTAACAGGTTCAGGCTTATCTTGGTGAATATGCCCACAAATAATATATTTAGGTGCTATTTCATCCTCGTCAAGCATCTTTTTTAATATTTCACAACCAACTTCTTCTCCTTTAGAAGTTTTATCTAAAATTTGATAAGGTGGTGCATGTGTTATTAAAACATCTACATCTTTTGGAATATTATTAAATTTCTTCTCACGTCTTTTTTCGTCTGCCATAAAAGCCCAATTATTAAATGGCTTGCTCCAAGGCGTTCCGTAAAACTTAACTCCATCAATAACTACTTCCATATCTTCTAAATATACAATATCATCTTCTAATAAAATCATTTTTGTTATTGCTAATTCTTGAAAACAAACATCATGATTTCCTGCTACAACTATTATATTTTTATATTTATATTTTATTTTGTTTAATTCATTTAAAACTATATAGAATTCACCAAAAGATCCACTCTTTAATATATCACCAGCGATTATAAGCACGTCTCCTGAGGGTAAATTTAGTTCGTGCAATGGTTTAATCATATGTGTATCTGAAATAGCTATTATTTTCATACTTTATTGATTCCTTTTGTCGATAGATACTTGTATTAAATGTTTATAATCTTCTAAATTTTCACATTTATAAATATCTTCAAGTTTTAAATATATTCCTAATTTTTCTTTATCTTCAAAATATTTAAGTCTTTCCTTCTGCATATATATAAAATTCGTAATAAAAATATTACTTTTCTTAAAGTTATACAAAATATTGTTAAACATTTCATCCATAATAATTTCTCCTTTAATTAAAAAAGTATATGGCAGTCTTTTAAATTTTGACTTTTAAACCCTTAACGATACCAATTCCAGAACAAGGACGAACCTTGAACCTATCGCATCCATGTTAAGCTGAATGTGGGAATGCCTTACGACTATACTTTAAGTATTTTAATAAACTAAAATTCATCCTTAATATCTTCTAGTTTATATGTTTTTTCGTTATATTTCAGATTAACAACTACACCATCCGTAGCCTTGCCTAATGATTTATTTTTTAATTTATTTACAAGCATTTGTGTTATTTTTGATAATGGTGCAATGCCTTTATCAATAACCTCCCTTTCCCGATGAATACATATACCATAATCGGCTTTTGACCACCAAGCATGGCTTCCGCTAGCATCTTTTATGTGAGGAATTTTTAGTATTTCCTTATTTTCGTTATCAACCTTTATTTGTGCATTTGGCATCTTTGAAGGATGAACCACAATCGCCACAAAAATATTATGTTTCTTTGCAAAGTTCCTAAGTTCAGTTAGCATATTTTCTATATGTTTATGCTCTTTATCTGTTGGAGTTTCTAACATATTATAAGGATCTATAACTAGATTATTAATACCATATTTTTTTATTTGTATTTCTGCCTTTTCTAGTATCTCTGTAACTGACCAAGTTTTCTCAGTGTCTAACATATATATATAATCATTAAAATAATCAATAGATTTTAAAACATCATCTTTTGTCATGGAGTTTTCACAAACTTTTTTAAGATAATTAAATATCCCAACTTTTCTACCAATGAATTCATTACTTATATTAAAATCACAAAGATTCTTTATTAGCATAAACTTTTCTGTTATAACACAATTTTTATTGATATAACCATCATCAAACAAAGAAAAATAAAGATTATCATTATCCTTTAAAGATATATCTTTTATTTTAAGTCTACTTATACATGGTGCGAATTTTTTTTCTTTATACATTTCTGCAAAAGAAGAAAAATGATGCTTACTTGTAGTTTCAAAGCTACATATTAAACTTTTATGCCCATGTTGTTTTATTAAATTAAATAAAAGGTTATCCATAAAGAATGATTTACCTCTTGAAGGATGCCCTGTCAAAACCATAACATATTGTGGTTTTATTGTTAACCATTTATCTACCGAATCCCATCCAGTCAAAAACCCTTCACCATAACCAGATTCATAATAATCCATAATACTATCTTTTATTTCAGACATAGTGACTATTCCATCTGTTGGAAGAAATTTTGAACTTTCGTGTAATTCTTTTAAAGCCTTCCCTGTTTCATCATAACATAAAAGTTCATTGGCATCTTTATATTTATCAGGAGATGTTAAATAATCAATAAATCCCCAATCGACTACTTTACATTTTGTCTTGCCCTGAGGTAAACGTAATAATAAATTATTTTTTATTTTTCTGCCAATTTCATCATTATCGGTAGCTATAATAAACTTATCAAATTGTTCTAACCATTCCCAGCAATTTTCAATACATTCTAATTTTGTTTCAACACCACCAATAGGGATAGACACAGCTGGGATACCAATCTGTGCATAAGACAATGGCTCTATTTCTCCTTCGGTAATTGTTAACTCTCTTGTCCCTACTGGTATTTGATCCATTCCATAAAATATTTTTTTTGAATTTGGAGATATTCTATATTTTGATTTTCCATCCTTTGTAGGTTTTTTATATTTTATGCTTACTATCTCGTTATTCCAATAATAAGGAAATAAAATTTCTTTATTACTATTGCATTCTATTTTATATTTATCCACAACAGATCTTGATATTTTTCTTTTTTCAAAATATTTATATAAAATTTCCTTTTTATCGATAGGTGTAATGTCTGTATCTTTTAAGGTAGGTTTTATGTATTCTTTTTTATAATCATTATAATGTTGTTTAACTACATTTGTATCATAAAAAACTTTTCCTTTGAATATGCCACAATGATGACATTTATATACTACACCATCAGAAACAAATGTTACAGATAAACAAGGAGTTTTTTTATTTGAATCAGATCTTGTATGTGAACAATTTGGACAAATATACACACCATTTTGTTTTATTAAATTACCATGTCTATCTTTAATATTTAGTTCTAATAATTCATTTTCCCATTTCACCACGTTGCACCTCTTTTTAAATCATTTTTTAATACATTGTTTAACTAATCCTCATTGGTGATACAATATTTAAATAATTATTATTTTCAATATTTTGTGTTAACATAAAAGGATTGATAGACCCATTATAGTTTAATATAATTTCATTTGAAACTGAATTTTTTAAAAAATCTAAAATATATTCAATTTGATAAGATATTTTTAATTCATCACCATTATAATTTACATCCATTTCTTCATTGAAACATAGGTTTGACATAGAAAGTGATCTGCTTTCAAATATAACCTTATTATCTTTAAATGTTGCTATCATTTGACCTATTTGTGTTTGTTCTTTTACTATTAAACTTCTTCTATGAATAGATTCAAATACTTGTTTGTTTATAATTATTTTTTCATTAAATTTCTTTGGAATCATGCTTGTAATATCTGGGAATTTCCCATCTATTGTTTTTGTAATAAATATCGTTTCTTCTATATTAAATATAATATTATTATTTTTTTTAATAATAGATAAATCACCTTTAGTTTTCGATAAAAGTTTCAATAAACTCAAACAGCTATTTGTTCCAATAATAAAAACTTCATTTTCACCATTATAATTAATGTTGTTTTTAATTAAAGATATCACTCTACCATTCGTCGCACATGTTTTGATTATGTTTTTATTTATATCAAAATTAATACCCATTAAATTATATCTTGATTGATCGACAGATACAGCATAAAGGGTTTTTCGTATCATATCTGATAGCATATCTACATTCATTTCAATCTTATTTGAATTATCGTCATGTTGAATAATTGTATAAGTAAATTCTTCTGCACTACTTCCCTTTAATGAAAACTTTGATTTTTTATCACTTATTTTTAAATTATATTCATTGTCACTTTTTACAATAATGCTATCATTAGAAAACGAATTTATTATTTCAAAAAGCTTATTTGCTGGTATACACATATCTAAAGGTTCTTCTATAATTGCATTACAATATGTAACTAATGAATCTATCGGATTGCTTGCAGTTATTTTTATCCTATTTTTCAAGCACTCAATTAACACATTTTGTGACATAATTGCTTCGTTTTTGCTTAACGCTATAGGTATTATTTTTTCTAATTCCTTTAAAAATTCTTTTTTATTTAATGTTATTTTCATATATTCTCCTATATTTTAATTATTTTTTAAAAAACATAATCTATCCAATCCAATAGAAATTTCAAAATTATTTATATTATTTTCAAAGTCATTCCTTAAAGACATACTACACACTTCTAAACCATTTATTATAATATCAGTAGTTTCAAGTGAATATTTAGGTAATCTGTCTGATAATTCCATTTCTACTTTATATTTACTAAATTCATTTTCATAAAAACTAAATATAAACTCTTTTAATATGTTTGGATAATCCGCTTTTGTTGTATTAGAGTATAATAATTGAAATTCTAATTGATAAAATTCTTTTAATCTTATGTTTTTAAAAGTTTTATCTTGTTCGTTTCTGAAAGATTTTCCAGATTGCCAAACACATAATGGAAGTTTAGCTTCATAATGTTTTAATAAATATTTCGCAATATTATAGCTCCCCTTTGTTGTTTCTGGTCTTAAACAAAAATCCTCATTAGTTTCAAATATATAATTTTTTTCTAAAAAATATTCATTATCTATACTTTCCTTATCTTGCAATAATGACGTTTCTATTTGCCTAAAGTCAATTGCTTTATTTAATCTAAATAATTTATTTTTCAATTCAATTGATATATTTTTTATAAGATATTCTCTATTGAAAATATCTTTTTCATCATAAAAAACAAATCCATTATTATTTATATTTTGCATACATTACCTCTTTATTTTTTTTATTGATAATACTCTATTCCTTCAACATCCCCAGAATTACAATTTTCACAGTAATCTATCAATCCTTTTACCATAGTGCCACATTTAGAACACACACTAAATTCTGGTGATATAACAATTTGAGCAGTATTTGTATTATCCCATGTTTTTTTAACTAAATTATATATTGATTCTTTTGAAGGAAGATTTTCCCCAACAAAAGCATGTATAATTGCACCTGCTGCAATTAATGAGTGAAATTTACTTTGTTTTTCTATTCTTTCTGTTATCGGCATATCAATTGATGCATTAAAATGTATACTGTTGGTGTAATAATATGTATCAAGATCATCCCCCTTTATATAATTTTTACTTATTGGATATTCTTTTAAATCAACCTTAGCAAGTCTCCTAGATGTAGATTCTGCTGGCGATTCTTCTATTACACATTTTAAGCCAAACTTTTCTGTAAATTTTTTTGTCTTTAAAAACATATTTGTAATAATTTTAATTCCAATTTTAAATGTTTCATCATCTTCATGTAATTCTTTTTCAGTTAAGAACTGGACACATTCATTTAATCCTATTACACCAAATATGTAAGATGCAGAATTAAGATCAATATATGGAAACCCATCGCATGATGGTTGTCCTACATTATACATAGGTGATCCTTTTGTGTCAAACATTTTTTGAATAAATTTTCTTTTTTGTATATGTGCATTCATTGCAATATCCATAGAAATTAAAATATCATCTATTGCTTCTTGTATATTTCCTTTTCCTGCTCTATATGCAGCCTGTGCAAGATTTATTGTTACATTTTGAAACCCACAATATCTCATATGTTCTGGATTTGAAATCATAAGCATATCTTGTTTATTCTTCTCATCTAATGTCGTGCGGAGTCTACAGCAGGAAGATAATGTAATAGCATCTCTATCAAAAATAAAATATATAGAACCATTTTTACTAGTAACTTCACAAGCAAAATTTAATAATTCTTTTTCATTTTCACGTTCAAAACTATTTTTTGTTATATGTAGGTCTATTTTTGGAAATTCGAACAATCTTCCATTTTTATCACCAATCATTACTACTTCCATAATAGCTTTTGCGAACATTTGCGATTCTTTTTCATATTCAAAATATGTTTTCCCAGTGTATTCTCCTCCTTGTCCAATAGCCTGAACACAGCTCAAACTTTCGGGAATACCAGTATGTAGATTAAAATCAGTGAATAATGTATTATGTGCAAATAATCCACACCCTAATAAAAAATTTTCATGTTCCCTAACAGAAATATCATAAACATATTCATCCTGTTCAGTGCTTTTATTTATACTAATTACTTCTAACGGTAATAATTTAATAGATTTTTCTATGTTGGTTATTAGTGTCTCCATTAAATTAATTTGGTTTTTTATTATTGTTTTTGCCATTTCAAATACTTTATCATTTTCTATATCTCTCATACAAAAGTTTCTATTAAATGTGTTTTGTAATGTATTTTTTGAAATATTATCAAATAAGTATAAATCCTCAAATACTTCCTTAATATTCTGTTTATTTATTTTAGTTGAATAAGATAAATATTCTTTAATAGCTTTTTTTGTTTTATCATATATTTCGTTTAATCTATTTTCTTTTATTTTATAACATTTTAATGATATTTTACTTTTATAAACATTTTTTATATCTATTTTTAAATGATTATAATTATATTTTAATTGATTATAATTTTTTGTATTATTTATTTTATGAGAATTAAAATTATTTAATAATTCATTTTTTTTATCATTATGCCTTTTTAGTAAAAAATCTATTTTATCAAAATTATCTATTCCTATAGTTAATCTATATTGTTTTTTACTCTTTTTTACTAATTTATTATTTATAAATATATTTTTTTTAGGATAAATAATATCTTGCCTAACATTACATCCTATTTTTGAAAATGCTAAATGTAAATGCTTGGCTAAAATATTAGATACAGTAGAGCAACCAATCCTATTTTTACAAACCCATCCATCCCCTGATAAATATCCAGAAATAAAACTTTTAACAATATGTTTATTATTAAATAATATACAAGATGGGATTTGTTTTTCATAAACTATATTTCCAAACAAATTACAAAACAATATTCTTGCAAGTTTGTTTGATAATGTAACTTTATTTTTTTTTATAGATGCTTTTTTACCGAAAACATTGAAGAATAAATTTGAGATTATGGTTTTCATCTTTATACCTTCGAATATGTGTATTTCTATTGAATTGTCACATTCCCCACCATCTGCAACATACATGCCAGCCAATAATGCAAAATCATCATCAATATCTATAAACCTTTTTATTATACCAATTTTATGTTTTTTATACCAAATATGAGTATTTGTATATTCAATTTCATCAATATCTTCTTTTGGAACATAATTCAATAAATCTATTTTTGGTATTTTTTTATTAATATCAAAATTAATATGACTTAAAAAATGTTCAGGCATAGAATTTGGATTGGTTTCATTTATTTTGCTATTTTTATCAATACTAAATAAACTGTGGTCTTCAGTAACACTTGTCTTTATTCCATTAGCACAAGTAATGTCTACTAATTTATTTTTTCTTTCATGTTTAACTGCCCCATAAATATCAGATAAAACACATTCACCAGTTTCTTTGTTTAGACTAATCGCTTTATACTTATTTATATCATTCTTATTATCAAATTTATTATAAAATTCTTCTATGGTTGGAATTTCTATTTTTTGCGTAATTGTATTGTAAACATAAATAGTTTCACATCCTTTAATTGATTGCCCACCTCTAGAAAAGGCATTCTGTGACAAACTAAATACTAAATATTGTGCTTCTTTTAACATTTCTTCATATGTCATACCAACTAAATATGGGGCATAAGATATGTTCACATATGATAACCCTAGTGCTCCTGCATAATATGCCTGCATAGATGCCAAGAATGTGTTTATATGACCTGTTAACGTATGTGCATGTTTTGCAGGTGAGGATTTTGTAGAAATATTATGTAAATCTAATCCATATTTTTTTATATACTCAATAGAGTGAGCTCCACAATTATGTAATAACAACCCATTACTAGCAAACAATCCAGTTTCTGTTGTTATGTCATAAACAAAGTCTCTTTTATAATCAACTTCTTTAATATTTCTAACTAAATATGTGTCATGAAAAACTTTATTATCACAGAAAATAAAACTATTATTATCTATATGTTTTGATATTTTATAAGACTTAGAAAATAGATGTTTTTTATCTTCTGATATATTAAAAGTTAATCTATATAAAGGATAATTAGCTTTAATTTTTGAATTTTTATAAAACCCAACATAATTCAAGTTTGATTTTATTCCATTGTTTGTTAATATTTCTTGCATTTGTGATAATAAAACTTTTGAAGTTAATCTAATATTAATATTTGTAGAACTATTTTTTATAGTATTGCCTTTAAAGTTTTTAAGAGTTCCTTCTGCATCTATAACTCCATTAATTAAAGCAAATTGTTCATTTAATGATAACTCAAAAACATTGTTTGGAAATTGTCTTTGATATTGATAATATCCTAATGTTAATGTTTTTAATAAAAAATCTCTAAAACTTTTTTCATATATTCTAAAATATTTTTTCTCTTCATTATATCCAAATGAAATTTCTTTATCTATAAAGTATTGTTTAATGTTTTTTATATTTTCAATCCCAGTAACTGTTATATCATTATGGTTAAAACTTCCATCTCCTATAAACATTCCTAAAAAATAGCAAAAATCTTCGTCAAATTTTATTGTTTTGCCTTTAATTAAAACTTCTTTTTGTGTTTTAAAGTTATTTGTGTTAAAATTTTGCTCTATTAAAAAGTTATTTATTTTTACATCTTTTGCTTTTAATTCTATTATATTCGTATCAAATGTTTCAAGTTGGCTTTTAAATTGTCTATTGCAGTCTTTACATTTATAAGCCCTAGTATTTTTTATAATATTTTTATTACCATTTCTGATAACATTATTTGATTTACAATATTTACATTCTGGCATATTAAAAGTATTTTTTTTAACTAACATAGAATGGTTTTCTGTCAATGTAACACTTTTTCCATTTAATGTTTGAATACTTAACATTCTTTTATTGTTGTTTTTTATTTTTGTTACAAAATTAAGTGGTATAAATTTATTTTTCTCATAAATTTGGTATCCAATAGTTTTTTTTCTAAATATTCCTTCCTCAACTTCTAACTCTTCTTTATCAATAGAATCGTATAAATTTTCCATAGAATATGATTTTATATTATTATTAATATCTTTTATAATAACGTGTTCATTATCTGGAAAACAATAAATTTTTTGGGGTGTTCCTAAATCATGTAAATGTATTCTACCTTTCAAATGTGCTTCTTTAACTTCTTTTGAAAATACATTATTTAAACCATATTGTTTTAATATTGTTTCTGATATTGCCATATTTACAGCTTCTGGATTATTCGCTACTATATTGCTATTTTCGTTGCTTTTATTAAACATTAAGTCTTCTATGGAATGTTTAGGCATCAAGTATGAGTCTTGTTGTTCTAACTGCTTTAAAAGTCCCATATCTAACAATTCATTATTAACAAGTTCTCTTATTAAACTTGTAGATAATGTTTTTATTCCAGAATTTATAATTTTCTCCTGTACTTTATGAGAAATTTCTATTGCAATATCTTTTTTTATATTGCTTTCTTCTCTTAAAACTTCGACTATTTTATTGCTATCAAAACCTGTTAATTCATAATCAACTTCATCTTCTACTAATAAAACATTATCCGTACTATCTGCTTTATTATTTTTTTTCTTTTTTACTTTAATTTCTTTTATTTTATCTTCCATTTTACCCCACCATCTTTATTTATTTTTTAAAAAATTCTACAAACTTTTCGTTTCCATATTGATTTTGTGTTAAATCAATAATTTCTTGTATTGAATAATCTTGTTTCTTTACTTTGTTTGATTTTATGAAATCCTTGCATCCAAACCCACACGCACCTGTAATAGTTCTATACATTTTTATCATTTCTTCAAATGTTACAATTGTATCTAAATTCATGTCTTTATATTCGCTTGTATCACGATTAGATACTTTATATATCCAGTCTTCTTTTGCTTGTTTTAATGTTTCTCCGTGCGAGTATATTCCATCTTTTTTTATACAAACACCATCTTCAAAATAATATATTTCTATATCTTTTTGTTTTCGTTGTTTGATTACTTTTTTTCTAACACCATCAAAAAAACTTAAATATTCGTCTTTATATAAATAAATATCACCATGAAGTTTTTCAATATGATCAAAATTATTAGGAATATTTATTATTTGGTTATTACTACAATAAAAACCATAACCAATTTCTTGTGGGCATCCTTCAAAACTTGTTAATTGGTTATTGCCACAATTAAACCCACCACCAATTTTTTTAGGGCATCCTTCAAAACTTTTAATTTTGTTATTACTACAATCAAACCAACCACTAATTTTTTGTGGGCATCCTTTAAAACTTGTTACTGGGTTATTCCTGCAATTAATATTTCCGTGATAAATCTTGCCTTGTATATCTTCATTCCCTTCAATTACATGCCACCAGTAACCAAATTCGCCTTCTTTATATTTGTTATTTTCCATTATTATTTAATCCTTATTTTTTTATTTTATATATCTTAAAATTTGGATAGTTTATTTGCAAATTAAAATCATCAACATTATTACTTGCAATAATATCTAAAGCAATAAATTTCATTAAATATAAATTTCTTTAACCATATTATCTATTCCAACAACATCAAAACAACAATTTATATGATTTTCACTACAATATTCTCCATTATGCAAATGTCCGTGGATATTTATAGTAGCTTGACGACCATTACTCCTTAATTGATCTGGATTAATAGTATTAAAATGTAAAGGTTCATGGCTAAAATAATATTTACCAATAGATAAACCACCTAAACATTTAAAGTATTTCACATAAATATCTTTTATTTTTTTTGATGTATCATGATTGCCTAAAATAAGAGTTATATTACCGTTTAGTCTACTAATAATATTTTCTATTTTTTCATAATCACTACCATAAGCAAAATCCCCTAAATGTATCACCTTATCATTTGGTTTTATTTTTTCATTCCATTTTTTGATTATTGCCTCGTTCATTTCCTCAATAGACTTATATTGAGATCTATGAAAAGTAAGTATTTTATTGTGATAAAAATGAGTATCACTAACTATTTTTAATATTTTATTCATTTAGTTTCTTTAACATAATCAGTATTTCGCAATAATAACTTAATTTGATTAATTATTTCATCATTTGTCAAGTTGCCTTGTTTTGGTAAATTGGCAACATCACAAAATTTACATGAATGAGTGCATCCTTTCAGAGTGCTTACGGTCAATAACCACTTATCTTTATAATCTACTAAATGATTCCAAATTATACGTGGATATTCTGTTTCCATGATTTCTTTATTTATCTTCATATATCACAACCTTTTTCATTTTTTTTTGCATAGAAAATTTACATAATCAATTTCATCATTTAACATTTTTTTCAGTGAAGTATAAATTGGAGGAGTATATATAAATTCAGAATCTGCTTTATTAAACTCTATATTTATTGCTGCATCTAAATCACAGATAATTGTATTATATATTTTTTTGTTTACAACATTATGTTCCAAAACATCTAAAATCAAATTTTTAAGATTAATTTTTTTAAGACTTAACCTTACAATCCTTAAAAATATAGGAAGTTTTTTTGATCTTAAAAGTGCTATATACATATTTTCTTCTTGGTTATCTTTATTGTCCATTTTAATATTATATTTTTTTATACATTTCATGCCAAATAATTTATTTATATTTTTTATTTTATGATTTAAAATTAATATAAATTCATTATATATCTGCGAATCTTCTCGTGTTGTAAACAGATCACACTCATCCTTTTTAAAAAATATTAAATCTTTTACTTGCATTATAATATCACCACATATTTGTTCTTTAATTTTCTCTATTCTTGACAACTTTCAAACATTTCAAAATTAACCACTTTTCCACATTTTACGCAAATATCGCAAATATATGTTCTATTTTTAGGCTTTTTCAAAATAGTTTCTATCATAGCCCCATTCATTTTACTTTACCTTTGAATGCTAGTTTTATGTCTTCTAAGCATGTATATTATGTATTATATCTTGGTTCAAACTTATGATTATTTTTCGAACATAATTGAAAAAACATAATTTCAAATCTCCTTTTAACCATTATTTATTTTAATTTATTTTTCAGGGTTTGTCAAATTTTTATTTAGAAAAGTTTATTTGGCAGTATTTTCCTATCATAATAGCATCATAAAATTCAATATCCTTTTTAAAACCACCTCTTTTTTTCCTTTGACAATAATTTTCTAATAAATATTCTTTATCCATGATAACGAATGATTTATCTTGAACTATAATCTTCTTTAATGATTTGAGCTGAGCATTATTTTTATCTAAATAATCTGATTTTTTAATAATACAATCAAAATGTTCTTTCCAATGCTGTGGCGTTACCATGCTATAATCAATATTTAATGTTTTAAAAATACTTTCTACCCATCCAGCACTATACCCAAACTTAAACGAACTTACAGCCCCATTGTTAGGCATAGAGTGGACTTTTTCTATACAAGCATAAATATTACTATAATCCGAAATAAACCCTAACAACTCGCCACAAAACTCTTTAATGCTATCTAATTTTCTAAAGTCTATGTAATGTCTTGGATTCTTTTCTTTATCATAAAAAAAAGAACATCCACCTTTATCGCCAATATCAACGCCAATATATAAAGTTTTATTATTCATAACAATAAACTCCTTATATTTAAAATATGCAATACAAAAATACTTAACGAGAAAAACAATACTCCACATATTATTTTTTCATTTTTTGTGCTTGGATATTTCTTTAATTCATAAGCAAATGATATAGAAAATAAAGTATACAAAATTAGAAATATTATTTTAAATATCATTATAATCGTATCCTTATTATTTCTTTTTATTAATTTTGATTTTAATACTTTTCAATAAAGACAAAGCTTCATTTTGATTTTCCATCATTTTATTAATATTTTCAGCATTAAGTTGTGTTAAAAATTTATCTGGAACATAATCAGGAGAATAAAAATTAATATAACATACTTCACTATTTGGTTTTTTATCTATAAGTATATTTACTTTAATATCATCACCTATTTTATAATATTTTGAAAATTCTGTTTCAAATCCTTCTACCCAACCTTCCCATTTATCCAACCATTCTGTCCATCCTTCCCATCCATTATTTTTTTCAAGATCTAATTGCTGTATATAATCTTTTATTTTGTCTATTTTAATTTCTAAAATTTTACTTTTTTTCTTTTTCCCAGATGTTTTTTTTTGAATAATATCTAATACTTTCCCCTCAAAATGCTTAATAAATTTATACATTGTTTTTCCTTTTGTTTTTATTGTTAATTATTATATTAAAATATAATTATTATATATATATAAGTTTTTTTATTTTTTTTACATCTCTATTAATGCAAGATTCGTTATCATATATTAGGGTTAGAGAACATTTATTTTTGAAATTAAAAACTAAATGAAACATTTGTAAATCAAATTTTTTTTTAGATAACTCATCATTGCTTATTTTTTCTTTATAAAAATAAACTATTTCATCAGTTCTTATATGTTTGTCTCCTATAGCAATAAATTCTTCTTTACATTTTGGTTCTGGTATCCTCAATTTAAAGCTCCTTTATTTTTTTACAACACTATAATCTTTAATATCTTTTATAATATCATTTTTATATGTTTTTAAAATATTAATAATTTCATCCTTGCCTTTATTGAGGTTAATTTTAATATCTTTTATTTGAGTAACACTGTCGTCTTCTATTTTTAACTGTAATACTTTACTAAAAGCATCATCTAATGTTCCATAATATCCTTCTGTTTTATATTCCTGTTCTAGGCTTTCATCTTTTACCTTTTTTACTATACATAATTTTTGTATTCTAAATCCATGCCTATCTAGTCTTTCTATTATATAGTTTTTTAATTCAATCTTAAGCATCTCTTTTTTTAACTTTTCTGTTGACATAAAAACTCCTTATTTTTTAAAATAGCATACCCTGTAAAAACTATTGTTGATAAAAGGAGGTGCTCAAAAACCAACATAATTCTTACAGGGGATTTATTGCTAAATTAATTTCTATTTTATAAATAATACACTATCTTGATTTACTATTACATACTCTTCATTTTCAATCTTGATACTTTTTTCTGAATATTTTTCAAATATTACTATATCTCCAATTTTAACTTGCATATCAATTGGTTCTCCATTAGAATCTGTTTTCCCAGTGCCAACTAATATAACTTCACCTTCGTGAGGTTTTTCTTTGCTTGAATCTGGAAGAAATATTCCATTTACTTTTTCTTCTACTTCTTTTACTTTTATTAAAATATTATCATTTAACATTGTCCCTTTCACATAATGCTCCTTATTATTTTACTTCATAATTCCCTTTTTGTCTATCTTTTAATTCACCTTTTTTTGATTTATTCCAATTTAATATTTTACTAAAATATCCTACTATTCTAGTTATACCTTCCATAACTATAGGCTCTCTTCCGTTTAGGACAGCCACAATATCAGCTTGACTTTTATATTTAAGTTTATTTTTATGTATTTTATACTTACATTGTGTGTTTTTGTTTAATACTTTTATAATATTATCTTTTTCTTTTGTTATTTCAATATAATCCAAATTTCTTAAGAAATCTACATTCATTACCATTTCATATCTCCTTTTAATTATACAATATTAAACTTATTTCTTCTCCACATAGTATTTGTTAATACCAATGGATAATTTACATTTACTGAATGTTCACAAGCAGCTTTAACCGCTGAACAACATTTTTCTTCTATAAGCATATCTATATATCTTGTGGCATATAAACTACCATAAGCAAAATGACTTCCATCCCCTATAGCTATATATTCATCTATTTCGGTTACAGCCCCACCGCAACCAATTTGAAATAATTGATTTTTATATGCAATTAATAATTCTGACTGCATATTTTTTGCACCATCGCAATATATTAACCTATCATTCTCATCTAATATTGAAAATATTCTTGGTCTTATGTGATTAACAACAAAATCATAATCAAATTTATAAATATTTTTTTCCAACATTATCGTATTTGATAATTCTTTTTTTATATTAATTTTATCTTTAAAACCAATCTCATCTACCTCATCTAACTTATCTGTTGGGATAATATCATAAATTGATTTTAAAATTGAATGGTCAGTCCAATTACCTACCATTCCTATTAATAAATGTTTATTTTGTTTGCTTCTAAATATTTTATAGTTATTTTTATTTCCTATTAAGTTTGTTTTTAATCCTCCATAAGTTAACTGAGAATCACATGCCATCCAAACACTATTTGAACTTTTAACTGCCACTACTACAGACATCTTTTCTCCTTTACATTTATTATTATTATTTAAAAAATAAAACAATAGCATAATTTTTAAAAAATATTCCATAAAAACCTAATTTATTACTATTACGATGAAAATCTTTTGATATTTTAAACTTAAAACCAATATCAAATGAATTATTATAAATTTTAATACTAATTTTATTAAATTTTACAATCATTTTTTATACTTTTAAAATGGTATATCTTGATCTTCTGCCTCGTCCGCAATATTCCATTTATCTTTTTTTGTTTCTTGTTTGGAATTAATATCATTTAGTACAGGTTCATTCTTTATTAAGTTTTGAATTCTATAAACAATTATTTCAGTGAATGTTCTTTCTGTATCTGTTTTATCAATATATTTTCTTGTTTGTATCTTCCCTTCCAAAAATACAGGGTTTCCTTTTTTAAGTTTATCTGTTAAATTTTCAGCCTGTTTTCCATTTAATGTAAAGTTTAGAAAATGTGTTCTATCAACCCACTCTCCTGTTGTTTGATTTTTATAGTTATCATTGACAGCTATACATCCATTTAAAACACTTCCTCCATTACTAAATGTTTTCAACTCACAATCTTTTATTAACCTTCCTGTTAATTGAACACTATTAATGTTCGGCAATCTAATCTCACTCATTTTATTTCTCCTTTTTTTATACCATATTAGGCATTGAATTACCATCACAACCATTTTTATCTGATTTAACATTTTCTGGATTTATACCATCTCCAATAACTTCTATCCTACCATCATCAAACCACATCACTTCAAGTAGCTTTCCATCATCGCCAAGCCCAGGGTTAATTGCATATTGAGCACATCCATATAAATGATAACATTTACCAGTAATTATTCCTGTATACCCAGTAATTTTATCTCTACATTTTTTGCCTAATAACTTTAAATGTTTTTCTAGTCTTTCTCTCATTAAATTTCTCCTTTTTTTTTAAAATTTATTATTTCTTCTTATTGCTTCCTTCAAATTCTTGATCTTTTGGTTTAAATATATCCCAAAAAAATACCTTAGTTTCTTTTGCTTGATTTAATTTAGAATATGCCTCACACTTCAAGCATCTAACTTTTGTGTAAATATATCCACCATTTTGAGCTTTATTTATTTCGAATCTAAACATTCTCTCATCTTCATTCCTACAAACATTACATCTATTAGGAATGTTTGCTTTTAAAAATGGTGCTAATTTTATAAAAATTTCATTAATATCTTCTCCTCTGTCATCAGCAGAAACTTGAAAAGTATTTCCAGCTATATTTGATTGAATTTTAATTTCCATACATATCTCCTTTTTTATATTTATTTTTATCACCTTTTTTCACATTATTATTTTTAGTATTTACAAATATTATAATTCAATAAAATACAAATGTCAAGCATTTTCTTTATGACTAATTAAATCCATAATGACTAGTCATATTATTATTTTGTTTTTTGTTTTTTTCACACAAACATTGATTTACATACTCTTCACATTTTGTTTTATTGAACAAAGTAATAGGTCTTATATATATATCCCATTCTGTGCCTTTCCATTTTTCATACTTGAATTTTATCATATCAAGTATTTCTTGTTCTGTGAATTCTTTTAACCTTGATAAAATATTAGCAATGTTTTGTCCTTGAAATCTATACTTAGTGCCTTTTAGTTCATTAATATAATCCAATATATTTTTAGCACTTTCTAATGTTTCGTTCTTAACATCACTATATATATTATTTTTAGTATTTTGTAATTCAATGTTTTGTTTATTAGTATTTAATTGGGTCTGATCATCCATCGGTGGAACATCCATAGGTGGATGATCCATAGGTGGAAAACCACCCTCTGGACAATTAGCCTCTTTATCCTTAAGGATTGGCTTTTCGTATATGTTATAAGTATATTCAAAAACACCCTTTATTCCTTGTTTGCGAATAATTTGTAAATACCCATATTTTTTTAATTCTTTCAATGTATTTTTTAGTGAAGTTTCATTTTCTTTCATAATTGACACTAACCCATTTATTGAGTAATCCCAATCTTCAGGAAGACTTAACATAACTGAAAGCAACCCCTTTGATTTTAAAGATATGTTTTTATCTTTTAAATGATAATTTGACATAACCGTAAAATTGTTCGTTTTGTTTACCTTAAATACTGCCATAATAGCTCCTTTTTTACTTATTTATTATTTTTTAATATTTTTATAGAATATATATTATTTATTTTATTTCAAAAAGTCAACAAAAATACCTTTATTAAAAAACACTTGACATTTTATAAAAATAGTATTATCATGTATAAAAATAAGATTATAAAAAGGAAAATTATGCAACCAAAAGAATTACAAGTTTTATATAATGGTTTAAAAGATAACGGTATAAAGTTTTCAGTATTTTTTGATAAAAGTAAAGATAACATTTTCATGTTAGTTCAAGAAAGTTTTAATTATTGGATTTTATTTAATATTAATAAAAAGATAAAAAACAAAGTAAATATATCAAAAATATTTTATGAAAAAGGAAGGCTTTTTTTAGAGATTAACGAAGATTCAAAGGTATTCATAAATATAGATAAAGAGTTTTTAAAAGAAATAATTTCAGAATATTCAACAAAAAAGGATATATATCTTATATCAAAATTCTTAAACAGAACTGTTTTTGATGTAATATTAATGATAATTAGTGGATTAAATTATACAATAGAAAATGATACTATTTTTATAGAATTAGAAGATATTTATAATTTTATAGATATAAAAACTGAAGAAAAATCTTTTCGTAAGGAATTCACTTGGGAACAATTAATAAAAAAATAATCATTGTTGATATAAATCAACTTTATAGTATATTTAGTATGTTTTCACAAACTCTAGATCAAAGTAATATCTTTTTAATTCAGTATAATGATTTTATTTCTATGGTAGTTTGTGGTGCATTTGACAGATTCTTTACTTTTGACTATTTTTTCATGAAAGATAATTTACTATATTTGTGTGATTGTGAAATAATTGATGATAAATTTAAAAAAATAAAATGTTTTAAAATTAAGGACAATGAATGAGCAAAGAAGAACTAGAAAGTAGATACATTAAATTACATAATGAAATAAAAAGCAAAGAACAAGAATTATTTAAACTAGAAAAACAAATAAGAATATTGTATAATAATGGTATTAAATTTAAAAGAATAGAATGCTTTAAACAATGTTTCTATTATTTCAATATAGAACAATTAATGCCTAATATTCAGGAAATATATCCTAAAACTAAGTTTTATAAAAAAGAATTAGATAAAAAAGCAGTTAAGAAATATATATCTAAAAATAAAAATAAATATTCTTTTTTGTATAATAAAAAATTAAAACAGTATTTAGAGATAAGAAAGTTTTTATGTGTTTCTGATAAGGAAGTATTAGATTCTATCACAACTAAAAGAGAAAATTCTTTTAAAATAAAAATAAAGGATCATCAATGAAAATAACAGAATCAAAATTAAAGGATGTTATACTTTTTAGGTTAAATCATACCGAACAAGAAACTTTAGAGTTTTTTAGTATAAAATCTGAATCTTTAAATAGATATATAAGAGAAGCTAAATCTAGGGATATTGTAACAAAAAAACAGATACAATCACTTGACTTATGTAATAAATTAAGTGAGAAAGAGTTGTATTTAATGCTAAAGAATAAGCATATAGATCAAGTATATAAAACAATAGATATAGTTGGTTCAAAAGATAAATATGTTAAATTTGCTGCCATGTCTGACACTCATTTTGGATCAAACCATACAGATCCAAGCTATTTTTTAAGTTGTGTTAAGTTTATAGAAGAGCAGGGATGTAGTTTTTTAACTATTGCAGGAGATGTAACTGAGGGGATGTCTGCTAGACAAGGTCATTGTTATGAAGTCACACACTTAGGATACGAGGCACAAAAAAGGCATTCAAGGGATATGTTGTCAAATATAAAAATTCCTACCTATATTATTGATGGAAATCATGATAGATGGTTTTTAAAAGCAATTGGAGCTAACATTGTTAAAGATATATCAGAAACTTTAAGTAATGTTGAATATTTAGGATCTGATGAAGGTGATATAAATATTGATAATATCAAAATAAAAATGTGGCATGGTGGTGATGCAAGCAGTGCTGCATATAGTTGGAGATTGCAAAAATTAGCATGTAATGCTTTTGAGAATGGGACAATAAAACCTAACATACTATTAGCTGGGCATGTTCATAAGATGGGATATATTTACGAAAAAAATATACATTGTGTATCTACAGGAAGCATACAGAAGCAATCTAGCTGGATGAAAGGAAAAGTCTTGACAGCTCATACAGGATTTTTTATAATTGAGTTTAGATATAATGATAAAGGCATTGTATCTTTTAAACCAGAATGGTTTCCATATTATAAATAATAAAATTATAGAAGACATTGAATGTAAACTAGAAAATAGTTAAGGAGTTTTTAAAATGTCAAATATTAAATTGATACAAGGAAATTGCTTGAACAAGATGAAGGATTATTTAATATGACAGACAAAGGAGATTTGGGTTTGCCAACACCTCAGATTACTCTATGGCAAGGCGATTGTTTAGAGGAAATGAAACGTATCCCTGATAGATCAGTGGATATGGTGTTGACAGACCCTCCATAGCTATATGGAACTACGGCTTGTAAATGGGATTCTATAATATCACTTAAGCCTATGTGGGAACATTTAAATCGCTTGATTAAACCTAGTGGTGCTATCGTTATGACAGCTAGTCAGCCATTTACTACCACAATGATAGCGTCTAATATGAAAATGTTTAAGTATTGTTGGTATTGGGAAAAAGAAAGAATTACAAATCCTTTACAATGTAAAAGACGTGCTGGTAAAACAATAGAGGAATGTGTTGTTTTTTATAAGAAGCAACCAACATACAATCCTATACGCAGAATACATAAAGGTAATTTAGTAAAAAATACACCAAAGGGCACACACACTAAAACAAGTGCTTTAAACAAATTAAAAGTTACACCATATATCGACAATGGAACAAGGTATCCTACACAGATTATTAAATTTAACAGGGATTTAAACAAACTCCATCCTACTCAAAAACCAGTAGCACTAATGGAATACCTAATAAAAACATACACTAATTCTGGTGAAACAATCTTAGACTTTGCAATGGGGAGCTCCACTACGGCAATCGCTTGTCTCAACACTAAGCGAAGTTTTGTAGGTATTGAAAAAGATGAGCATTATTTTCAAGTTGGAAAAGACAGATTAGAAAAACATTTATTAACACTTGACTACACACCCAAAATAAGCTATAATCAAGTAAATAAAAAATTATAAGAGGTAATATGCTTGAAATAGAAGTATTAAATTTAATATATAAGGTATTTTGGTTTTACAATATTATATATACATTTAAATACTGGGAAGGAATTGAGCATAAATTATTTAATTTATTTGTTCCTTACGCTTCAGTTTATGACTTGATTATGAAACTTGGAAAATTTTAAATAAATATCTTGACAAATAAATTATAATATATATAATTGTATATAGATGTTGTTTTATATATTTTCCAAATCATTGGCGTATAATAGAGATACTTCGTCTGATAAACGACAGGTCGTAGGTTCAAATCCTACTAGACCACCAAAGTCTATAGCTCAGGTTGGTAGAGCGGTAAAGAGTTCTCTATTATATTGCTATATGGGTTGGAATTTTTTAAAATTAAAAGATAGATAGTGTATAATACAAACACTTTAAAAATAAATATATTGTGCAGTGGAGAAATTAGTAGCCTCTTATTGATTCGGTGTTAAGTTGCAACTAACTTGCAAGATAGAGTAACCTCTGGAACGATGAAGCTGAATACCTCTATGCCGAAGGTAAGATTCAAAGTCAGCGAGTGGGTGCAATTCCCACCTGCACATAATATTTATAATAACTCGCCAAGAAAACCGCATGTTCTTTAGACGTGCGGATGAATTGGCGTATTTCTTTCAATTTTTGATGTATTTAAGCACTTAAAAACATTTTTTGCATAAAATAACAAAACAACAAGGAAGTCAAGATGTTTGTTAGGTATAATTACCGATTAAAACCAACGCCAGAGCAAGACCAACTGCTACGTCAAGTGGCAGGTAGTCAACGTTGGCTTTGGAATCACTTTCTTGCACAAGAAATAAAGCAATATAAAAAAGATAAATCGTTTAATTTCTACAATAAAAATGCAGCATCTTTACCAAGTCTTAAAAAGGATTATGAATGGTTAAAAGATGGACCATCTCAATCCTTACAGCAGACTTTGAAGGATTTGAATAATGCATTGAGTAATTCATTCAAAAAACCAGAGCGTGGCTTCCCTAAATTTAAGAAGAAGAAAGAATTTAATGAGACCTTTCGTGTTGTTCAAACCCCTGAGAAATGGAAAGGCAAATACGGACATATCTATATAGATATACCTAAAATTGGTAAAGTGAAATGGAACTACCATCGTTCTTTACCAAATACCTTTAGTACTGCTACTGTATTGCTTGATGGAGATAAGTGGTATATTAGCATAGTTATAGATGTAGAAACAAAACAGCCTGTTGATATAAAAAATATAAATCAAGTAGTAGGAATTGATTTAAATAGCAAAATGTTGGTTGTTACATCAGATGGAGAACTAATAGATAACCCTAAGTTCTTCAAACAACAAAAACAACGCATTGCCAAAAAGCAACGCCAAATAAGCAAGAAAACAAAAGGTTCAAATAGATACAAAAGAAAACAAAAAGAGCTATATAATGCTCATAAAAACGCAAGACATCAAAGAACCAATCATTTACATCAAGTCTCAAATCAGATAACCAATGATTATGATTTGATTTGCACAGAAGACCTAAACGTAAAAGGAATTCAACAATTTAATGGCACTATAGTTAATGATGCAGGATGGTCCAGACTGTTAGAAATGATAAAATATAAATCTTTGTTGAAGGGTAAGCATATGGTACAAATACACCGTTTTGCACCCTCAAGTAAGACTTGCAATCATTGTGGAACAATGAAAACCATTAAGTTATCAGAAAGAACATATAGTTGTGAAAATTGTGGAACTACTTTAGATAGGGATATAAATGCCGCACTAAATATACGTGATTGGGGTTTGTTTGATTTTAATACTCCTGGGACGGGAGAAATTTACGGACGTGGAGATACCTCTGTTGGGGTAGATAAGTCAGGACACTTACCTACTAGATACGTATCATTGAATCGTCAAAAGTTCCAAAGCAATATGTCTTTGGAAGCCAAGTGATCTTTAGTCGCTTGGTAGTTCACATGCACTTGAAATATAACTAAAGGAATATTATGAAAAAAAATAAAAAAGAAATATTAAAAAAAATAACAAAAACAGAAGTATTTGAAAATATCAAGAAGGCTATTTTTCTTGGTGTTATTATTAGCTATATTTTATATTATACAGGAAATAAGAATTCATTAGATATAAAGAGTATTATTAAATTACAGGCATTTATTTATTGTTTAGATGTATTTATAGAATATAATATAAAATATATCATTGCGATATATTCAACAATAAAAGAAAGTTTATATATTGATAAAGAATAGGATTGTAGCTCAATGGTAGAGCATTACACTGTTAATGTGGTGGTTGAAAACTAACAAAGATGGTTCTCCCTTCTTTGGAATAGGATATTATGCCAAGTCAAACCAAGAAGTTTGTTTATTAGCCGTAAAAGGGAAGGGGCATTCTTTAGTCAAATCAAATAGCGTGTCAAGTTTTGTTAGTACAAACAGAACTAAACATAGCGAAAAGCCACAAATATTCAGGGATAAAATTGTTGAGCTGTTCGGTGATTTACCACGAATAGAACTTTTTGCCAGACAAAAGACAGAAGGTTGGGATGCATTAGGATTTGATATTGATGGAAAAGACATAAAAGAAAGCATACAACTACTTGCACAAAATAAATCTTTGTGATATATTGAGTGTGTTATATGGAAACCAACAATCACAAGGAGCTTGGGATGATATGAAGAAAATATTATACGATTTAAAAGAAATCTTAATAATATCGGTAATTTTAGCTTTAGCAATCGTCTATTGTTATTTAAAAATTAAAGGATTAAAATTATGAAAAAGATTTAGGATTTATCAAATATTTAATAAAGGAGAAAAATAGTATCTTAGTTTTCTAAAAAAAGGAGGTTTTAACTGCTTATGAAAATCCAACAAAATCAAAAGAAATCGGTTGAAATCGCTTGCTTTTTAACCAGAAATGTAGTATATTTAAGGAGTGGAATATGAAAGTCATAAAGGTAACGAAAGAGTATTTCCAGACGGAAGACGAGAAAGTTTACTTCTTCGAGCCTTTGGAAAATGAAATATCCGTTGAGGATATGCAGAAGATTGTTGATGCAAACGAAAAGCTAGTTAAGGATTTGAAAGATGGAAGTAAATAAAATCTACTGTGAAAACTGCATTGATACTATGTCAAAAATGCCAGATGGTTTTGTTGATGTAATAGTAACAAGTCCACCTTATGACGGATTACGAACCTATAATGGATATTCATTTCCATTTAAGGATATTGCAAAAGAATTATTTAGGGTAACAAAAGATGGCGGCGTGGTTGTTTGGATTGTTAGCGATGCAACTGTAAAAGGTAGTGAAAGTGGAACAAGTTTTAGACAAGCATTATACTTTAAAGAGATTGGATTTAATTTGCACGATACAATGATGTATAAAAAGATAAACTATATTCCATTAACACATAATAGGTATGAGCAGGAGTTTGAATATATGTTCGTTTTTAGCAAAGGGAAGCCTAAAACCTTTAAACCTATAATGGTTGAGTGTAAAACAAAAGGAAGGAAAACAAATGGTAGAACATTTTATCAAACAAATAGCCAAAATACGCCAACAAAAGGACATAAAAACGATGCAGTAAAAAAATATAAGCAAAAGGGAAATGTTTGGGAAGTACCTACTAATGCAGGGACAAAAGGACATCCTGCACAATTTCCAGAACAATTAGCAAACGACCATATCCTTTCTTGGAGCAATTATGGAGATTTAGTTTATGACCCATTTATGGGCAGTGGAACAACTGCAAAGATGGCTATCCTAAACAAACGAAATTATATCGGTAGCGAAATATCAAAAGAATACTGTGAAATTGCAGAGAAGAGAATAAATGAAAATATATAAAATCACAGAAGCAAGCGAATATTTGGGAGTGTCAATCAATACACTAAAGACACTTGCCAACAACGGAAAGATAAAGTCTTTCAAGACTACTGGAGAGCATAGGCGTTTTCGTAAAGATGATTTAGACGCTTATATGGGTGTCTAGAGAGAGAAGCAAGAAAAGTTGACTGTGATTTATGCCAGATGTTCTACAGCCAAGCAGAAAGAAAATCTTGAACGCCAGAAAGATAGACTAAGAAAGTATGCTGAAAATAAAGGATATAAATTTATCCTGATTGATGAGATTGCGAGTGGGATAAACGAGAAACGAAAAGGCATACACAAACTTATTAAGTTATGTTTTGATGGTAAAGTTGAACGCATCCTGATTGAGTATAAAGATAGACTTGCAAGATTTGGATATGAATATCTTGATGCTATTTTCAAGAATTTGGAAATCACGGTTGAAGTCGTTGAGACAAAAGAAAAGAGATATGAAGAAGAATTAGCAGAGGATATTATGAAAATTCTTACCTGTTATTCCGCTCGTTTTTACGGAAGAAGGGGCGGTAGAAAGAAGAAAAATACGGTTGAAAATGAGCCCGACGAATCTAATGGAATTTAAAAAGGAGGTTTAGTTATGGCATATTTAATTATGTTAGCAGTTTTTGTATTAGTAATTTATTTTGGATATAAAAAAATAAACTATATGAAGGAGGATGTGCTTATTGATAAAACGGTGAAAGATTATGATACTAGTAAAAGACAACAAAAAAAATTAAAAAAAATCATTAAAAAAACAAAAAAACAAGGAGATTAAATAAATGCTCAATTCAACAAAAGTAAAAATAATAGTTGTAGTTACGGCTATTTTTCTAGCTATTTTTGCAGGCAAAATTTTCGAAACAAATAATTCAGGTTACTATCTAATCAAACAAGCAGCTTTAACTGGAAAGGTATCTGCTATCAATAGGACAGGAGTAATTTTACAGGCATTTGGTAGTATTTTCAAATATCAGTTATCAGGGATGTATCATTTTTCATCAAGCAATCTAGATGGTGGAAGCGGACAAGAATCAGACCCAATTACTGTGAGATTTAATGATGGTGGAACAGCTGATGTTTCAGGGTCTATTAAATTTAAGTTGTCATCAAATAATGATAATCAAAAAGAATTACATGAAGATTTTAAAAGTTTTAGGGCTGTTCGTGTTGATTTAATTAGACAAGTAGTTGCTGAAGCATTAATGCAAACTGCTTCTATAATGAAAGCAGAAGAATCGTATAGTTCAAGACGTGCTGAATTTACGGCATTAGTTGAAGACCAAATTAAATATGGTATTTATGATACTGAATTAATAGAAAAAATTACAAAGGATGCGGAAGGTAATGATTTCATTAAAAGAAGTGTAAAAATAATATATGACAAAACTGGAAAGCCTATTATTAGAAAACCTTCACCATTTCTTAGATATAAAATTGAAATTCTTCAATTTGTAATAAAAAATCTAGACTTTGATGCTACTATAGATAACTTGATTGCTAAAAAGAAAGAATCTGAACAACAAAGAGTTGTAGCAAGAGCAAATGCGGAAAAAGCAAAACAAGATGCTATCACAGCTAAAGAAGAAGGAAATGCTGCGATTGCGGTTGCAAAAGCAAAGAAAGAAGTAGAGAAAATTGAAGCGGTTACAAATGCTATGAAAGAATATGAGGTTGCTAAATATAACACATTAAAAGCTAAAGAAGAAGCGAATGCAAGATTGGTTAAACAAAGAGCAGAAGCAACAGCTAATAGACTTCTTGTGCAAGCAGGATTAACCCCTAAAGAGAGAGCGGAGTTTGCAAGGGATACTGCTATAGGTGTTGCAAAAGCAACAGCATCTTTCCAACCAGCACCAAATGCACAAATTGTTGTATTAGGTGGAAATGGTAAGGGCGGAGCTATTAGTCCATTCGAAATGCTAAACTTAAAAGCTATGAATGATATGCTTAAAAGTAAAAAGGTTTCATAATTAATATATTATTTGGATATGTGGCGAAATAGGTAGACGCTAGTTGCGGTAAGATAGAACGTCTGGAAGTGTTGAATCCGAGAGCTGTTTCATGCGAAACTTTCTAACATGTTAAAATCCAGTATCTGGATACGAATCGACTATCATGCAAGGTGCAAATCCTTGCCATATCCATTATTTAATAAAAAAGGAGAAATAAATATGAATATAAGTTTGATGATTTATTTAGTAGGTGCAATGCATGGAATATGTGGTATTTTTACAGTTTTAAGTCTCTTGTTCTTTATAGGATTAATTATAGGAGCTGTATGTATTGACGATAGGGAGGAACTTAATTGGATAAATAGCTTTCATTGGTATAAAAAAATCATTATTGGATTTTTATGTTTTTTTACTATAGCCTTCATGTTGCCAAGTTCTAAAACTTTATCTGCTATGTATTTAATACCTAAAATTACATCAAATGAGCAACTTAATAAAATACCTGAAAAAGCAGTGCATATTTTAAATTTAAAATTCAATCAATGGATTGACGAGTTAAGTCCTAATGGTGACAATAAAGATGAATAATTTTATATTGTAAAAAATATGTGTAGTTAAATGAGTAAGTTAAAAATAAAAAACAAATAAAACAATAATTTCAATATCTAATGATACTAAAAAGATATTTGAATATATTATAAATAAATTAGAAGGGGGATAAAATGTCTACCAATAACACAAAAAAAGATTCATTAAATACACAAATTGGGGGAAACCATTATTTAAAACTTAAAATGCAACCAATAGACTTTATTGTTAAAAATAATATTCCATTCATAGAAGCAAATATAATTAAATATATAAGTAGATATGGTAATAAAAACGGCATAGAAGACCTTAAAAAAATAAAACATTATATTGAATTATCCAAACAACTCTCAATAAAAGATTATTCGAAGTTTGTTATTTTAGATGAAATTAGAAAAGAATCTATAAAGCATCTTATAAACAATGCAACTGAGTATTGCGATATTAATAAATTTAGTGAAAAACAAAAATTTATTATTTTGAAAACATGTTTATCAATATTAGATATTGAAAATAAATTTATTTTATATAAGTCAATAGATATTGTTGTTAATAATTTAATAGAAGAATACAAGGAGAAGTAATTTATGGAAAATAATATATTTATTCATCAATTTCTAGATAAATGTAAGTGTAAAAAATATTTTAAAAAAAAACTTTCAAAATTTATAGACATTATGTTCCAAAGTGAAGATTTTAATCCATTACTGATAGAATGTATAGAATTTTTACTGAAATACTTCAACTTATCATATAAATTAGTTAAAAAATAAACGTGAAAAATAATTATAATTTTGAAGCAGATTATATATTAAAATCACCAACAGATAATTGTTATTTAGTATATAAATATAAAAAAAAATTCATACATGGTATTTGTTTCTACAAGGAAGAGTCTCAGGAATACTATATAATAATACTAAATGACATCTTTAATCATGCTTCTTTGTCTTCAATATCAATCCCAATATCTTCATTGAATAAAAAGTATTATATAATGTTTGGCGATAAATATATACAAGACTTTTATCCAAAAATATATAATAAATTACAAAAAAAGAAAAAATTAGTATATTATAGAGATAACCAAGAGGAACAAATCTATGAAGAATATAGGAAATTTTAAATCAAAAAAAATATATTATTGTAGGCTTTGTGGTATAAAGTTTTTTAAAACAGATGTTAGTAAGAATAAAGGAAATTATTGTAGCTTAAAATGTTATTATAAATCTCATGTTGAAAAAAATCATTGTATTATATGTGGTGAGAATATAACAAATAAAATACATAATTATATTGATAAGAATTGGGATAATATAATAAAATGGGATTGGAAGAAATTTAATTATGTTGTTAATATTTTAATGATTAAACATTTTTATTTATGTGATAATTGTTTATATAATGCAAGCATGATCGGGATACATACATCCGCTATGCGTAGACGAAGAATAAAATATTATAATAAAAACTTGACAGAAAGTTAATATAATTATATATTCAATATAAATAAATATTTAAAGGATAATATATGAGCAAAAATGAATGTATAAAAATAAACCATATATATAATGATGATTGTGTTAATATAATTAAAAATATTAAAGATAATGATGTAGATTTAATAGTAACAGATCCACCTTATGGCGTAGAATATGATAATAATAAACTTTATAATGATAGCAAAAATCATGTGTTTTCTAAAGACCATATAAATTTATGGTTAAGCGAAATGTGTAGGGTTTTAAAACAAGGTAGCCATATTTATATCTTTATTCCTACCTTAGAGGTTGATAAGTGGGTATATAATGTTAAAAAATATTTTGAATTTAAAAATATTATCACTACACAGACATATACATCTAATAGATATTTAAAAAATAACTTCAGTTTCATTTCTCAATTTGTAATTTTTGCATCAAAAGGAAAGTCAAAACCATTAAATAAGATAGACTTTATAAAAACATCAAACTCATGGTTGAAAGATAAGCGAAATAATAATCCCAAAGAATACACATATCAATATCCTAATTTTATACAGGATATTAGAGCAAATATTAAACCAAATAGGCAATTAAAATTACAGCATCCTAACTCAAAATCAATAGATTTATGTGAAAAATTCATATTGCTTTCTTCTAATGAAAATGATATAGTATTAGACCCTTTTGCTGGAAGTGGGAATATATTAAAAGCTGCAAAAAATGTTAATAGGAATTATGTTGGCATAGAACAGAGTAAAGAAATATTTGATAAAATAAAAATTTAAAATAGGATATTATTAATGTTTGGAGATTTTGTAAATTTAATCCTGAAAATAAGGAGTAAAAGATGGGATTAATAATGTTAATTATTATATCTGTAATAATATTTATAGCAATAATGCTATGGTTAGATTTTATTGTTAATCCATATCATCTAAGGTTGAGGGTAAATGGTAATTCTTGTGTTGGATGGATTGGTGGTGGCTGGTTGTTTGGAAAACGATGGGCAAAAACAAATAAAAGAGTTCGGTGCTAAATTTTTGCAGGCAGACTGTGATGGTGTAAATATTGAAATTATAGAAATATGAGGTGTCTTTATGCATATGGGAAATAAAAAAACTGATTTACATTCAATCCTCAAGTTAGGATTCACAAATATAAATTCAGATACAGAAATTAGAGAAATGATAATTTGTGGAAAGAAAGATTATAAATATTCAAAAGATTTATTTTTCCAATGCGAAAAATGAATAATTTTCAATTACAATTTTTGGTTATTATTGCATTGAAATTGACAAATAGAATTTTCAAGAGGATCTTCCCCCGTATTAAAATTCATTTAAATTTTAGCATAATTAAAATATACTATAAAAATATCTGATATATTAAAAATTATTACAATAAACTAAAATTATATAGGGAGTAAAATATGAGTTTTGATCTTATGGGAACATTAAGCAATACTTCTCTAAATAAAAATGAATATATTACTATTTTTGAATTATTATCTAATAGTATAGAGTCTTTTCATTTAAGAAAAAACGTTGACGAAAAAATAAATCAGTTATTTATAAATATCACTTTATCAGAAGGAGATTTTAAAAGACATAATGATGCTCTTTTTTCTATAGAATTTCAGGATAATGGTATCGGATTTAACAAAAAAGAATGGGCAGCTTTTTGTACTCCAAATACAACGAATAAACGGTTGTTTCATTGTAAAGGAATAGGAAGAATTCAATTTTGGCATTATTTTGAAAATGTTAAAATAGACAGTAATTATGAAGAAGAGAAAAAAAAATTAAACTTAAAAACTAACATTTTAGATAATTATACAAATGTAGATAATCTAAGCCAAATAAAAGAAATTGATCAGTCCGAAAATTTAAGCACAACAATTATTCTTTTAAACCCTAAAATTTATATCAAATATGCTGAATTTTTTCAAAATTTAAAAGGGATGATTCTTTCTATGTTTTTAGTTAAATTAGTTAGATTAAAAGATTCTAATATTGATTTTTGTATAAACATTAATAATGAAATAACCATTAAGCCTGAAGATGTTCCCATAGTTTTTAAAAATAAAGCTATTGAAGTTTTTTATAGAGATATTTATACAACAGATAGGATTGCTAAGAAAGAAAATTTTAATGTTGATATTTATAAAATTGGAAAGGATAAACTTAAATTAAGCTCAAAATATGCTAAAGGACATAGTGTTTTTTTATGTGTAAAAGATATTGCCGTAAAAAACATAATAAATGAATTTGTTAATAAAAATGTTGTAACAGCAGATATTGATGGATTTTATTTTTTAATATTTGTTAGTGATATCCTAATAAATGAAAAAAATGGTTTTTTAGAATCAAAATTAGATGTTACTCGATATTCTTTTAATATAAAAAAATCAATTGACGATGTTGAAAATGAGTTTGGCTTTGAAGAAGGGAGTAATGAAGTTATCGTTGAAAACGATATTGTTGAAAGTTTAGAAAAATTATTTGAAAAAGAAGAAATTTTTATATTTGATAAAAAACAAAAAGAAGAAATAATGAGAGAATTAAAAGAAAATTTTTGTATAAATTCAGATGTTATTAAAAATTCTAATATTAGAATAAAATATGGGGAAGACCCAAAAACTGTTGCAAGTAGAATTTATAAACATTTCGCAGATAATTTAGTTAATACGTTTGATAGTGTAGTAAATATAAAAGAAGAAATAGAAAAAATAGATGTTAATCCTTTAAATGAAAATTGGCGTGAAGAAATAGAAAATAAAGCGCAAAATTTAGCGAGATTAAATAATAAAGAATATAATTTATTAACTATTTCAGAGCTAATGGAGCGTTTGTGTAAGGAAAAGCTTTTAGAAAAAGCAATAAAAGGTGAATTAGCCTATGAAAAAAATGATAACAATAAAGATGAAAGTATAATTCACAATTTATTTTTTAAACAAAAATCTAATAGTTTAATAGAAAAAAAACATGATTTATGGATGTTCAACGAAGAATTTAATTATTTCAACTATATTTCTTCAGATAAAAACTTAAGGTCTATCGTTGACCCAGATACAAAGGACAAAATTTTTGATTTTAATGATGAAAAATATCGTAAAGTATTTAATGAGTTGGGATTATCTGAAACTTACGGGGAAAAACATCGTCCAGATATAGCACTTTTCCATGAAGGGGATTCAATTGTTTTAATTGAATTTAAAGCTCCCGAAATAAAACTTCAATATCATACAAGCCAATTAATAAATTATGCAAGAATAATGGCAAATTTTATGGCTGATAAATATAAATTAATTTATAAAAAATATTATTTATATCTTATTGGTGGAGATTATGGATTATTAGACGATAGATTTAAAATAAATAAATTAATTGATGGTAGATATTTTGATAATGGAGAAATTTTAGATTTTAATTCAAACTCTAAGATTGCATCATATTATATCGAGTTAATGAAATATGACAATCTTGAAAGATTGGTGAAAGTTAAAAATGACTTTTTTAGAAAAAAATTATTAGGGGAAGATGAGGTAAATTAAACTCATCATTAAAAACAAAAACTATGAACAATAAATTAAACCTAACCGATAACGAAAAACGAGACATTATAAAATATTTAGAACAAGGTAAACCTTTGCCTGAAAAATATCGTTTTTTACTTTTTGATAGTGACCGAGAAGTTGAGCTTTTATGGAACGGCAAAACTGATGAGGTAGAAAATACAGTTCTGCCTTTTCAAACTATCGAACATATTGACGAACCACGAAGCGAAGAAAAAATCACTAATCAATTTGAACTTTTCGACTCTTCAGGAAGACAGATAAAAGGTTGGACGAATAATTCAGTCATCCTCAAAAGATGGTGATCTTATAGCTGATTTCTTTTGTGGTTCAGGCACAACATTAGCAGTGGCGGAAAAGTTAGGCAGAAAATGGATTGGCACAGATTTAGGTAGATTTTCTATTCACACCACAAGAAAAAGAATGATCGGAGTCCAAAGAGAACTCAAAAATAATAGTAAAAATTTTAGAGCATTTGAAATTTTAAATATTGGTAAATATGAACGAGAAAAATTTTTGACTGTGAATGAAAATCTTAGAGAAGAAGAAAAAAGAAAGCAAAGAGAAAACAAAGAAAAAGAATTTATAAAACTTATTTTATCAGCCTATAAAGCAGAGCCGATAAATTCATTTAATAATTTTGTTGGAAAAAAAAGAGATAGATTAGTGGCTGTTGGACAAATAGATACTCCTATTACAAATAATTTTTTGCAAGAAATAGTTAGTGAGTGTATGGATAAGAAAATATCAAAAGCGGATGTCTTGGGTTTTGATTATGAAATGGGGATAGATTTTGAATCAGCAAAAAAGATGGGTATAGATGTGCAGTTCAAAGTTATCCCAAGAGAAGTTTTTGATAAAAAAGCAGTAGAGAAAGGGCAAGTGAAATTTTATGATGTTGCATATATCGAGGTCAAGCCAATTATTCGTGGACAAGTCAATGCAAAGGAAATCGCAATTGAGCTTGTTGATTTTTCGGTTTTTTATAATCAAGACAATACAGGAGAAGTAGAACAAAAATTGAAAGCTGGCGGCAGTAAAATCATTATTGAAAATGGACAAGTTATTAAAATTTCTAAAGATAAACAAACTGATATAATTTCTAAAGAAATTTTAACAAAAAAATGGACAGATTGGATTGATTATTGGTCAGTGGATTTTAATTTTGAAAGCAAAAAAGAAATTATCCGTGTTATTGACGAAAAAACTGGAGAAGAAAAAGAAGAATGGACGGGTAGTTATATTTTTGAAAACGAATGGCAATCGTTTAGAACAAAAAAAGATCGAACATTAGAACTTATTTCATCTTTTAAAGAAGTTTCAAAAGGAAAGAGAAAAATTGCAATTAAAGTAATAGATATTTTTGGAAATGATACAACCAAAATAATAGAGGTTAATATATAGTGGTTAAAGGATTATATTTATGGCACTACACAAAGACTTTCCAAAAAATAAATTTCAAATATTAGATCCATCAATTAGATGGTTTCCTGCTGATGAAGATTTAAGAAAAGAAAAAGGTTACGAAAAACTTTTGCCTCCTTTCGTGCCAGAATTACGAAAACAAGTGGCTGATTGGCGAAAACGGAAAAATTAGCCTAAAATGTAATTATAAAGATGGAAAATTAGTTTGAAAATTGGATAATAATTATAAAACCTATTAATACAAAAAATCATGATGGAGAAAAAAATGTCTTTAATACTTTATACCTTTTTATTATTTTGTGGCTTACAAAGCTCTTTAATGCTTCCTAATTGGCACATTACGCCTGAGCAAGACACGCAACTTGAATGTAATGTTGATGTTTTTGATTGGGAGCTTTTATTAGATGCTTTACAAGATAAGGAATCTGATAATATTCCTAATGCAATTAATGTTATAGAAGATGCTGTGGGAATATTACAAATAAGACCAATATATTTAAAAGATATAAATAGGATTATAGGATATAAAAGATATACATTAAAAGATAGATATGATATAATAAAATCAAGAGAGATGGTAAGGATATTTTTTTCATATTATGTAGATGATGAAAATATAAATGAAATTATTGCTATGCACTGTTCTGGACCAAAAGGAAAAGAAAAGTTAAAATATAATAAGCTCGTGATGCATTATGTTGATGATGTTTTAAAGATAAGAAATAAATTAATTATGGAGAATAAAAATAAATGATAAAATTAATTCATGGTGATTGTTTAAATGTTTTAAAAAAGATTGAGAGTGAAAGCATAAACTGTGTAATAACTTCACCACCTTATTGGAATTTAAGAGATTACCAAACAGATTTATGGGAAGGTGGAAATATAGACTGCGATCATAAAATACCAATTAACGAAGTTGATCCTAAAAATCCGCAAGGCACAAGCCATAATGTAAGATTTATCAAAGAAAATTGTTATAAGTGTGGTGCTAAAAGAATAGATAAACAAATTGGATTAGAGTCTGATTTTAGAACATATATTATAAATTTATGTGATATTTTTGATGAGATTAAAAGAATATTAAAAAAAGATGGGACATGTTTTGTTAATTTAGGTGATACTTACATGAATAATAGTAGTTATTCAAACAGTGGCAGGCAAGGTTATGGTAACGATAAAATAGGAATGATTTATAAAAAAGACAATAAGGTATCCGAAAAATCTTTATGCTGTATCCCAGATAGATTTAAAATTGAGATGGTAGATAGAGGATGGATTTGTCGTAATGAAATTATTTGGAAAAAACCTAATTCTATGCCAAGTTCCGTAAAAGATAGATTTACATGTGACTTTGAGAAAATTTTCTTCTTTACAAAAAGTAAAAAGTATTGGTTCAAACAACAATTAGAACCATATGTAAAACAAATTAATAGATGGGGTGGAAATAAATTAAAATCAAATGGAAAAAGTGATTGGGATAACGGAACTGGACAAAATACTTATAGATATAGAAATTTAAGAACAAATGATAATGGTAGAAATAAACGATGTGTATGGAGTATCCCAACACGTCCTTTTAAAGGTCAACATTTTGCAACTTTTCCAGAATTACTTATTGATCCAATATTGAAAGCTGGATGCCCAGAAGATGGAATAGTTTTAGATTGTTTTTTTGGTGCAGGCACAACAGGTGTAGTAGCTAAAAAACAAAACAAAAGGTGTATAGGAATAGAATTAAATAAAGAATATATTAAAATTGCCAAGAAAAGAATTAAAAATACACAGGTTCAAGAAGAATTATTTTAATGGCTAAAACAACATATGCAAATCTTAAAAAGCTATATACTAGATATAAAATAGCTTTAATATTGCAAAATATGCGAGAAAAAAATGGTGCTGAGATAAAAGATGTATCACGATTATTGAAAGTTCCAATTGGAATATTAAGGAATACAGAAGATGGTAACATATATATCACTTATGATATAATAAAAAAATATTGTGATTTATTTAATATAGAAATAAAAAGTCATAGATTCTTATCAAAATTTAATGAAAATTTAAAAATATAAAGGAGATTAATAACATGGTAAAAGAAATATTCTTTTTCAGTGATGATTTACAAGAAAGATTAGTTGAAGATCAGATTGATGAGCAAAATTTGGAAGACTTTAAGCAATGGCTGATATTAAAAGGCTTTAAAAACGAAATAAAAACAAGCCATTTAAGTAAATATTTAGATGAGGTTTTTAGTTAATATTTTATTTCTCCTTATGTATTTATACTTGAAAGGTATATTTTAATATCTCGCAAGTATAAATATTTTAACATAATTATTAATTATCTTTTTTATATTTTTTTAATATTAATACCTATATAATTTAAAACTTTCCTTATTACAAGGCACTAATTTTTTTTAATTTTTGTTTTGTTAGCATTACAACTCCTTTTTGTTTTTTTATTTATTAAAAATAGCTATCCAGTTAATTCTACTGACAATTCTTCCTTTATATCATTTTGTAATTTTTTGGATAATTCTATAAATTTAATTTCTTTACTTTTAGTATTGTTTTTATTCCATATTCTTATAGAATTAATTTTTAATGACTCAGGATCTACTCTTGAGCCATCTATTTCTGGATCTTCATCCCATGTATATAAATCTTCATAAGAATAATTATTTTCATGGCATATCTGACAATCCCTTTCTCTTTTAAAATCTTTGCTAAATAATGTTAAATCTGTAAATGTTTTCATTTTTTATTCCTTTTATTTTATTTTATTCAATATTTTATTTATTTCTTCGTCTTTATTTATATACCAATCTCTCGGATGAATATTTATAATATTCCAACCATTTGATGTGAAAAACATTGATTTATAATAATATTGTTCTAGTATACTATTATTTTTATTAGTATTCAAGCAAAAATCTATTCCTAAAACATATTCTTGTTTCTGTTTATCGTATATCGCTAAATCAATTTCACTTTTAGAAGATCCCAACCCTGAAAATATGCAATATTTATCTTTATCTAAATGATTTAATATATCTTCACTCATTGTTTTTACAATATCATCTTTTTTAACATCAACAATATCAAATCCAGATATATCATTTAAAATCACATTAGATAATTTAGTATCATTGTTTGAAATTGCAAAACAATATTGTAAATATTTTTTCAATAACCTAGGTGCTAAGTTTTCATTTTTTATTTGTAATTGATTAGGATAGATAGAAGTCACAATATAAATCTTTTGTTTAGCTCTTGTGATTGCTACATTTAATCTATTTATTCCACCATCTTGATTAAATGTCCCAAATCTATTATACATCATTCCTTCTCCATCTGGTGCATATCCTACTGAAAATATAATAATATCCCTTTCGTCGCCTTGGACATTTTCAATGTTTTTTATAAAAATACTTTTATCTTCATTGTCTTTAATTTTAATTAATTCTTTTTCATAGAGCTTTTTAAATCCAATATCAACCAATGCCATATCTTCTAATTTATCTATAACTAAATCTCTTTGTGAAGAATTAAATGTTATAATACCTAATGTTTCATCATTTTCTCGTTCTTTAAGTATCTTATAAACCAAATCAGCAATTCTTTCGGCTTCTGCCTCGTTTTGCCTTTTTATCCATTTACCATCTATCTTTATCACTTCTATAGGAGCATGATTTATTTTTAAACTAGGACAAACTTCTAATTTGCAATCATAAAAAGAATGGTTAGAAAAATCTATAAGTTCATTATATTTTGATCTATAATGATAATTTAAATGTATGCTAGGATAATTTATTTTTGCAATATCTAGTAAACTTTCTTGTTCAACTGAGGCAATCATTTCTTCTTCATCATCAATTTCTTCTTTAATTTTGCCAACCTTGTTAGGCTGTAATTGCTTGTCATCACCAGCAATTATTATTACTTTACCTCTGTATATGCTAGGTATAGCTTCCTCAATAAACATTTGTGAGGCTTCGTCAAACACAATAACATCAAACAAGTTTTCTTCTAGTGGGAATATATTGGATACATTCTCTTGATTTAATAACCAACAAGGGAATCTGTTAAAAACTTCATCTTTGAAATTTGTAATAAAATCTCTAATACTCCATAATTGTCTTTGTTTTCCTGCTTGATAAGTAAAATTTTTACTATATTCATTATTATTTTCAGCACCTAATATGAAGTTAGTTGTTAATCTATTCTTTTTATCTTTAAGCATTTTTAAATCTTGGATAATAAAATTTGTTTGTTCACCATTGGATACTTTATATTTTCTTTCTATTGCTTCTATATGATGATTTAAGAATATGTCAATAAAATTATCAACATTAAATTCAAACTCATCCACATCACATTTATAACAAATTTCTAAAATATGTTTTATATCATCCTCTACAACACCAGCATCCCAATCAAATAAAGATTTAAATTTTTTGTATGCTTCGTGCATATTACCAGCATGTTCCATTGTTTTAAATATATTAAAAACTTCTTTATCCATACCATCCATACATACCTCTAAAGAATATTTATTATCAAATATTGTGTTATAAATATTTACAACATCTGTTAAGTTTTTATAGTTATTTTTGTATGTATTATAATCTTTTTTACAATTAATAACTGCTTTTAATATAAAATTTAACAACTTATACCACTTAATACCTTTTAAGCTACCCTTTAAAAGCCCATAGTAAGCTCTGGTGAAGATTATTTTCATTCTATGCTTATTATCCTTCAAATTATAATAAACATCCTTAAAGCCTTCATATGACTTTGTATTTGAATATGTAGTTAATTCTACATTTGAGCTATTTAAAGTATTTAAGATTTTGTCTTTATTGTTTATAAATTCATTTTTTTTAATTAAATTGAAATCATCCTTTATATATTCGAAGCACGGATTATCTATTAAATTTTTCTTATATTGTAAATAAGGAAATAAATATTTGTTTTTTATATTTTTTATATTATTCTTTAATGTCTCAAAATTTTTATTTTTATATAAATTTAATATTGAGTCATAATGTGTATCCCCAGCCCTGTCTTGTATAAACTCTTTATAAAATCTAAATCTTGGATCTTTTACATTTTCAATTCTATCTGTAATTAAATATATTTCTTTTAAATACAAATCCAATATCATCTCATTGTTAATGCAAGATAGAGCATTTTCTAATTCTTTTTCATTTTTTTGAATTTCAATTTCTAGTGCATCTATTTCTTGTGACGCTTGATAATTTACTTTATTTCTAATATTTAAAACCTTTTGATAAAACTCTTTTTTTCCTTTAAATATATCCGTTATATAGCAAATCTTATCTTGAATAACATTTAATCTATTATATACCACGTCTAAAGCTGATTTTTTTTGTGAGACCATTAGCACTCTTTTCCCCTTAGCTATATGAGAAGCTATTATATTCACTATAACTTGAGACTTCCCAGTTCCAGCTGCACCATATATTACTAAGTTGTTTTGCTTATGCGTTTCCTCAACTACTTTATTTTGACTATAATCTAACTCGTTTAAATATAATGGTTTTTTATACAAAGTATTACATTCCTGTTTTTCATCAGTTGTTACTATTAATTTTCTAAGAGCATCGCTTGTTAAATTTTCTTTATTTTCTAATTCTTCGTAGTCTTCATAAATAGAATTAGAAATTGGGAATTGCCCTAAAACACAATGATTCTTAAAAATAAGTTCATTATTTTTATAAACAGGAGTTTCTTTTTTTGTGTAAGGAATAAAAGTTTCTATATCATCTCTAACACCAGTATCTTGTATATCTATTCCTAGTTCTTTGTAATAATCTAAAACATTCTTTATAATATCACCATTGAAGTCTAATAGATTATCAAAAGATCCTCCATTGATATTTAATTTTATTCCATTATAATGCTCATATCCCTTTATAAATACTTTATTGTGAAGAATATTTTGTGATGAGTTTATATTTTTTAAATTCCAATCAAAACCGCTCTTTATAATCTCTACTGGGAATAAGAATAAAGGACATCTAATAAATGTTCCATCTCCTAAACACCCCTCAACAAAAGGATAGCCAACATATAAATTATAAATACCTGTTTCTTTAAGTTTATTATCAACTTCTCGTTTTAAAGATTTTATATTATTATCTAATGCTTTTATGGTTTCATCTTCTTTATTTTTAGAGTTAAATAAATGTATGATACTATCTTGCCTATTTATAATTTTTGGTAATATATTTTGTATTTCAGAATTTTTATGATACAATAAACTTAAATCAAATGCTTTTGTATTTATAATACGATTTGACTTTAAGCTACGATTTCTACCATCAATACTAATTAATCTTTTTTTATATTTTTCAAGTATTCCTTTCATTATACACCCACTATTTTTTTTATATTTATTCATTATTCCCACTTTAAATTTTAGCAATTTTTTTAGCTTCGTCGCTAGAAGAAGTTGTTATTAAAATTATGCAGTAAATTGAATTCATTTTTTCTTATTTGAACCAGCATCATTATTGTTTTGTTTTATTGGTTTAAGATGATCTGTTGGTTTAATTGTTTTTGATTTTAGATTTTCAGCATATTCAATAACATCTGAATGTTTTTTGTTTTTTTTGTTTGGCATAACTACATCCTTTATTTTTTTTTATTTGAGCTATTAGTAGATCGTATTGGATTTAAATGACTAACTGGTTTTTTAGTTGTTGGATTTGTATTTACTCCATTTTTAATAACTGATTCTGATATTACCAACTTTTTTTTATTATTCATCTGTTTCCTCCTCATTTTTTTTATATTTTTATTTCTTAAAAAACTCTTTAAATGTATTACTTCCATACTGGTTTTGTGTTAAATCAATAATTTCTTTTATTGAATACTTTCGTTTTTCCACATTATTTGTTTTTATAAAATCTCTACATCCAAACCCACAAGCCCCAGTTATTGTTCTATA